TTCCGGTTCATCCGGCACGCCGGTCAACCAGACGAGCCAGGTGACGGTGACGGTGGTCGTCGCCTCGGTCTAGGAGGATGCAATGCTAGGGAACCGGTTGCGCAGTATTGCCCCGAACCGGCGCCATGTCTATGAACGGCTGAAGGGGAAACTCGGGAAATCGGCAGCGGCGGCGATCGCCAACGCCGGACGGACGAAAGCGGGGCGGCAACGAATGGCGCGGAAGGCGGCGGCAACCCGGCGTGCCCGCCGCCGGTAACGGTGCCTTTTCTGCTTGCATTCGTCGTTATGGTATGCTATGGGCAATGAGAGGTGGCATGGCGTTGACGCCGGTTGCGCCGGTACCGTAGGGGCGGAGGCGGCGTAGGCGAGCCATGCCGATGACTGACGCAGCAGATCCCATTCTGCCCGATCCCGAACCAGACTGGTTCCGCGAGTTCGTCGCTGGGCTCTATACGCGTCTGCGAGAGCGAATCCGCGGGACCGGATTTCTGACGCGTGACGATTTCGAGGCCGAGGTACGGCAGGCGCGGAGCAGTGTCGGTGGTGCGGCGCGCGCACACCGTCACCGGCTCGCGCGAGCGTCGAGCGAAGCTGGTAACGACGCTCCGGCTGTTGCCTGTGACCCACCGGTCGCCCGGCTCGACAAATCGCACCCGGTTGTCAATTACCGTGAGGGCGATCCCGATTCGGTTCGCCGGTGTGGCCTCTGCCGGTATTTTCGCGGCGATGGGACCTGCTCGATCGTTGAGGGAACGATCGATGCCCGGATGACCTGCGACCTGTACGCCGAGCCTCCGGCGATGACGTTCCCACCACCAGAGGACATGCCGGCGATGTATCGCGAGGTGCTCGTTGGCGAGACCGGCGCCGGTCCCCGGCTGTTCGCTGAGGTGGCGTTCATCGAGCCACCTGAACGGGTCCCGATCCTCCCCAAACCCGGAACCTATCGCCATCCGGTCTACGGCGAGATCCGGCTCACGCCGGAACGGATCGCGCGATTCGTTGCGAACCACAACGCTCGCGTCTATGGCCAGGACGTTCCGGTCCTGGTTGATGCTGAGCATGCGCCGAAACTTTACGGCGCCATGGGGGAGCTGGGATCAGCACGCGTTGAGCCTGATGGGAGTGCCACAGCGGAGGTGCGCTGGACGCGGCGTGGCGAGCAGCTTATTCGCGAGGGACGCGTCCGCTACGTCAGTCCGCAGTGGTATGAGCGATGGACGGATCCGGTCACGGGGGAGGAACACCATGACGTCCTGATCGGGCTGGCGCTCACAAACCAGCCATTTTTCAAGGAGCACGTGCTTGCGCCACTCGTGGCAACTGAGCGCGGGGAGGAAACAGCAGACATGCCACAGATCGAGGTGACCGCCGGCATGGCACCGGCGACTGAGGCACAGGAGGCAATGGTCATGAGTGAGGCTCAGTTTCGTGAGATTGAGGAGCGGATCGCTCAGCAGTTTGCCGAGCAGATCCGTGCCGAGCGTGAAGCCCGCGAAGCGGCTGAGGCGCGCGTCGCTGCGCTCGAAGAGCGTGAGCGTCTGCAGCAATTTACCGGCGAGGTGATGGGCCGCAGCGATGCGAATGATACGCCGTGGGCGTTCGCCGGTGAATTCGCCGGCGACTATGTGGCGATCCTGGAGGCGCTCCCGGCCGAGTTGCGTCAGAAATTCGTGACGATCGGCCGGCGTATTGGCCGGGCGTTTGCCGAGCTGGAGCGCCAGGCCCGGATTGCGAACGAAACGGGGACGGACGCGCGGCCGCATGAGGGATCTGCCCTCGCCGAGATCGACCGGCTCGTCAGCCAGCATGTTGCGGCCGGCGTTGATCCCGTGACGGCACGATCTCGCGTATTCCGGGAGCGGCCGGATCTGTACCAGCGGTACCGCGAAGAAACTGCGGTGCGTGTGTAGGAGTGAGCGAGGATGAGCACCATTGCGACCCAGCCAACGGGAATCGAATCGTTCAAGGCCGCGGCTGACCTCTCGGCGCACCAGTGGAAGGGTGTCAAGCTGACGGCCAAGGACACTGTCAACGTCGTGAGCGCTGCGGCCGATCGCGCCATCGGTGTGTTGATGAACAAACCAACCGCGGCCGGGCAGCACGCCCAGGTCCTGATGTTCGGTCAGCGGATGAAGGCGGTCTCCGATGGTTCGGGGACCGCGATCGCGGTCGGTGATTACGTCGGATTCAACGCATCCGGCAAACTCGTCAAGAAGGCCACGGCGGATCATTCCGTCATCGGCATTGCCAACGATGCGTCGAGCGCTGACGGCGTGATCATCGAGTTTTTCTGCATCCCGATCAACTGGTTCCGGACCGCGGCCGGATAGTGGTGAGGAGGACTGACGATGCCCACCGGGCAGGATTTGCATGTCGACGGACTGCTGACCGAGATCTCGATTGCCTACCGGAACACGAGCTACATCGCTGACCAGATCTTCCCGATCGTCACGGTGAGTAAGGAATCCGGTATCGTCCCGAAGTACGATCGCAGCCACTGGTTCCGTGACGGCGCGAAACTCGCGACGCGCGGCGCTCGCGCTCCGCGCGGCGATTTCACCGTGGACAAGACGGACAAATTCTTCTGCGATCGCTATTTCTGGGCCGAGGAAATCGCCGACGACGACATCGCTCTCGCAGATAACCCTTTCGACCTGGAGCGCGATGCGGCTGAGCTTGCCACCGACAAAATCCAATTGCGGCGCGAGCGTGCATTTGCGACCGACTTTTTCACGACGGGTGTTTGGGCGAACGATGACACCGGCGGGACTGAGTTCACCCAATGGAGCGATTACGCGAACTCGAACCCACTCGTCGATTTCACCACCTACATGGATGACGTGGAGAGCCGGATCGGCCGCGAGGCGAACGTGGTCGTGATCGGGAAACAGGTCTGGAACGTCCTCAAGTGGCACCCCGATGTGATCGACAATATCAAATTTACGCAGACGGGGGTGGTCAGCGAGGATTTGTTCCGGACCATGGTCGGGCTCGATCGCCTGCTGATCGGCCGGGCGCTGGTCACGACCCAGCTTGAGGGGACGGCGGAATCCTCAGTCACGCTCAGCCGTGTCTGGGGCAAGCACGCGCTGTTCCTCTACACCCCGGACCGGCCGAGCCTGCGGCAGCCGGCAGCTGGCTACACATTCGTCTGGATGCGTGTGCCGAATGCGCTTCAATACATCCGCCGGCTGCGCGATGAGGAGCGGTCGGTCTGGATTTATGAGGCGAACAGCTATTTCGATCAGAAGGCCACCTCAACGCTCGCGGGGACATTCCTGCAGAACGCTGTGGCCTAGGAGCGCAGGCATGGCGAAGGGGCGCGTTTGGGCAAGGCGGCCGTTTCACTATGAAGAGCTCGCGCTCGATCGCGGGCAGGTTTTCACGCTCCGCGGCAGGCGCAATGACGATAAGCTGATCCGGCTCGGCTATGTGGCCGAGCTGGATCGCGGCCAATCGGTCTACGCCTGCGCCGAGTGCGGCGCAGAGTTCATCGGCGAGTCGGAGCGGCGCGCCCACGGTGACCGGCGCCACCGGCGTATACCGTTGACGCCGGCCGAGGAGGATGCGCTCGCCGACCGTGAGGAACGTCTGCTGAGTGAGATCGCGCCGCTCTACGTCGGCCAGGCGGCCGGCTAGTACGGTGGAGGCAGACTGCTATGTCGATCAATAAATTCCGGTCGGAGACCGCGGTCGGCGCTGCGCGGATCGGACTGTCCGGCGCGCTGTTGCGTGGGGTGAAATCCGGCTCGGTCGCGATCGACCCGCCGAGTATTTCCGCCAACACGCGAGGGACTGCCACCGCGACGATCACTGGTGTGGCGGCAGGCGATATCGTCATCCTCGAACCGCCGGCGGCGCTGGAAACCGGACTGCTCTACGTGGGGCACTACGTCTCGGCGGCGAACACGGTCACCGTGATGCTCTATAACCCCACCGGGTCTGCCGTGGACGGCGCGAGCCGGTCGTGGCGGTATCTCTGGTTCGATCTGACATGACGTTTACGTACACGACGGATTTCAGTAACCAGCGCAACCGGGTACGCCTCCTGCTTGGTGACACGGACAGCTCGGCACCGTTGATGCAGGACGAAGAGCTCGCCGCGTTTCTCGCCGGCGGCCAGTTGGGTCAGGCAAACGATTACCTCGCGGCGGTGCTGGCCGCGCAAGCCGTTCTCGCCAAATTTAGCCATGTTTCTGTGGACATGTCGGCTGGCGGGACGAGTGTGAGCCTGTCCCAGCGTGTGACACAGTTGCGAGAGATGCTCCCGATCTGGCGAGCGCAGGCGGCGGTGGCGACGACGGTGGCACCGTTTGTCGGTGGGGTTTCCATCGCGGCGAAACAGGCGCGTGAGGATGATGCGGATCGCGTCCAGCCGGCGTTTACGCGTGCTGGCGGTGACCCGCCTGGCGCTGATCCTGACGATGGGTGGACGTCATGAGCATTGCGGGAACGGTGACGCTGGCCGGCAATCTCCTGACGCGTCATCTGCTCAGCCGCAGCTGCACGCGGCAGGCGGCGGCACAGGGCTGGGCGAGCGCCGGGACCTTCGCCTGTTTCTACGAGGAAACGCCGCCGGCCACTGGTGCCCCGCTCGACTACGAGGGTGGGACAGGGTATGCCTACCGTGTCTACGCACCAGCCGGCCAGGCGATGGCGGTGACGGATCGCGTGATCGTGGATGGGATGACCCTGGAGGTGGTCCGGCTCGTCGCCGCCGGTTCTGCCGATCCTCTCATCCGGTTCGATTGCGTGAGGCGCTGAGATGCCCGAGTTGTCCTTCTCGATTGATTTCAGCCAGATCCGGCGGATCGCGCGCCAGTACCAGGGTGCTGACCGCGTGGTAATGAACGAGCTCACGACGGCGATGGCGCGGAGCGCAGAACACGCCCGGCAGGCAGCGAACAGCCTGATCCGGCATAAAACGGGCCGGTTGGCACGCGAGACCGACGTCCGGACGAACGTCTTCGCCCGGCGGATCGAGGGCATCGTTCGCTGGCTGGCGCCCTACGCGAAATGGGTGGCGTACGGCCGGGGACCGGTCGTTGCGAAACGGGCGAAAGCGTTGCGGTTCGAGATTGACGGCGTGATTTTCTTCCGTAAGCGCGTCGGGCCGGCGCCGGCTCAGCGATTCAATGAGCGGGGACTGGCGCGGGCCATTCCGGCGATTGAGGGAGAATTTCGTGCGGCGATGGCGCGCATCGCGCGGTGGGCGCAGGGTGGACCATGACGCACTCGGCGTTGCGGGCACAACTGAAAACGGCGCTCCAGGGAGTGCCGGGTGTCCCGGCCGCAAATGTGCACGTCCCGGCGCCGGAGACCCCGCCAACGGGGTCTGGCTTGCCGGCGATCGTCGCCGAGGCCCAGGCGTACGCAATCACGCCGGGGAACCTGACAGTATTCACCTATCCCTACCGGATCTATTACCTGGACACGGAGCGGACCGGGGACATTGCTGCTGATCTCGATGCTACGGTCGCGGACATGCCCCGGACGATTTTTGAAACGCTGGCTGCGGCCGGATTCTCCTACGGCATCTACGTGGGTGAACCGGCCGGGGAGATTGGGATCATCTCCTGGCGCGACAAAACCTACGCTGGGTGCTATCTCGATATCGTGCTTCGCGAGAAGGCGCCGACGGTGTGGGGCTAGGAGGCAGCTATGACGGAGCGAAACGATCGGGTCGTGTACGAATGGCGAGGAGTCTGGAACCCAGGTGGACCCGGCTGGTATGAGTGGTTCGGGGGGGATGAGGGGCTCCCGCCGCGTGATCTGACGGAGGCCGATCTCGCCGGCTTCACCGAGGCGCAACTGGCCAAATTGAACTCGCCGGCGGGGAAGCGTCTCTACGTCCCGGTGAAACAGCGGCGTGAGACCGGGAATACCCCTGCCGGGGCAGATGGCTAGCCGGGGGCCAGCCATGGCGAGCCCACCGGCGCATCGCGCTCGGCCGCCGGTGCAATCGTCGGAACCGGAATGGGCGGCGCCGGTCGAGGGCGGATACATCGAGTACCGGTGTCACCGGTGCGGGAAATTGATCCTGATCGCCCGGTTCGACGGCTGGGTCGAGGCCGTCTGCGATCGGTGCAAGCGCCGGCGGGGGTTCGTGTCCCGCCCGGCTGATCACATACGTGAGTAGCGCCCTCGTACGGGCCAGAGGCGAGCATCCCGGGGCGGATCAGTGCCAGGAAAGGGACTGATTCGCCATGCCACAGACAAACGAGGTCATTCTCCTCCAAGCGCAAGCAGGAATGGAGACGACGCGGGGGACGGCAGTCGCCGCCACGCGCAAGGTCTACGCGCAGATCACGCCGACCTATGAGCGCCCGCTCATGGAATTCCAGGACACGAGCGGGACGTTCGAGCCACGCCGTCGCGTCGCTGCCGGCCGGGCGCGCGTCGGATTCAATGCCGTTGATATCGCGACATTCGAGGATCTCCCCTGGTGGCTCCAAATGGCGGTGAAAGGCGGCGTTACCGGTACGAGCGATGGGGGCACGCCACCGGCCTATACCTACCAATTCACGCCGTCGATGGCCGTTGATGATCTGAAATCGTTTACGCTCGAATTCGGCGAGACGAACAACAAATACCGTTCCAGCCAGTGCATGGTCAACAGCATCACGCTGCGCGGTGATCCCGATAATGACCGGGAGCCGGGCTGGATGATCGACGCCGAGATCATGGCTCGCGACCTGACGACGCTGACAAGCTTCGCCAGTCTCACCGACCGGACGACCGAGGTGATCCTGGCGCGGGGCACGAAACTGTACATTGACTCGGCCGGGGGGACGATCGGAACGACACAGGTCCAGGGGAAGCTGATCAACTGGTCGATCACGATCACGAATAACCTCATGTTCAAAGCGTTTGCCGAGGATGTCGATTTCGTCGCTGCCAACAAAGTGGGACGCGGCGCCCGGCTGCTCGATGCCCAATTCACGTTCGAGTTCGATGACGATACCGAATTTGCGAATTACCGCAGTAGCGCGCCGGTCATGCGGATGATCCGGCTAGAGCGAGACGGAACACAGATTCATGGTTCGCCGAACGTCAACAAACGCTTGCGCGTGGACATGTACGGTTATTGGAGCTCGTGGACTCGGGGGAACCGAGACACGAACCTGACCGCCACGTTCGGCTTCGCCGGTTACGTTGATGGCACGGCGAACAAATCGTTCGAGATCTCGGTGGTCAATGCGCTGGCGACGCTGCCGTAGGTGGCCGGCGTGGGTGGTGCCGTTGTGTTCGTTGACGATAGCAGGACCGGCGCGCTCATCGCAGCGCCGGCGTCCGAGGAGTCATGATGCAGCAGTCAGCCGTACCTGTTATGCCGGCCGGGATGTTCGTCCCGGCCGAACGCTACGTCCGGTTGGTGGCGGAGGCCAGCGATCCTGAGGTGGCGTCTGGCGGTTTTGCGGGGCTCTGGATCGAGGTGCGCTGTTCGCTGACGAATGGCGAACGGGCAAACCTGCTTGAGCGGCTCGCCGAGCTCGATCGTGAGCGCGAGGAGATTATCGACCGGTACAAGGCCGAGGCAGAGCGACTCGAAGAGCAAACCGGCGAGATCGATGGCGTAGCGAATCCGATTGCGTGGCTGGAGAAACGCAAAGCCGTGGATCGGATCCTCAATCGGATGGCCCAGGAACTCGAACGGCTTCGCCAGCGCCGGCCGGCGCTCCTGGCTCCGTACATTCGCGCCTGGAATCTCTGCCAGGTGGATGACGACGGATACCCACCGGTGCCGCCGCCGGCAGAGGCAGGTCCGGAGGTATTCGAGTTCTTTCCGGCGACGGCGATGGCCTGGCTAGAGCGCCAGGTGCTGGATGCGTACCGGCAGGGAAAAAAACCCGGGAACTCGTTGCTGCCACCGAACGGTACGCCCGGGCTCTCGCCCGAGTCCAGCGCGACAACGCCGAACGGCAGCAGCGAGGATTCCCCGTGAGGCCATTGCCGACGCCACCACCCGAGCTGGGATTTGCATTGCGAATCAGCACGCGAGACCTGCGCTGGTGGGAATGGTGGGCCTGGCCGGCGGACGAGGCGTACCTGGTGCTCAGTCTGCAGGAGGCGTTCTATGGTGCGTTGGAGGAGGAACGACAGGTGCGTGCGGGAATGGAACGGCACGGGTCCCCACAGCCTGGGACGTGGCCGTCAGCTGCGCCTGGACAGTGACGATCTCGCGATCGATCCGGTCAAGGTCCTCCAATTCGGTGACGCCAATCCGGCGCTCCTGCAGATCGAGCAGACGCACGTCGGGGGGAACGCCGGGATCTGGGTCGTTGCGGCGCTCGGGGTGCGCGGTCCAAATACCAACCGTGACGATCAGCGCCAGCAGCGCCAGCAGCGTGGTCAGAGCGATTCTCATTCGTCACCTCCGTTCTCGGGAATGTTAGCATGAGCGACGTTGCAATCAAACTCACGGCGACTGATGGGGTGACGCCCGTTTTCCAGCGCATCGGCAAGGCGGCTGAGGCGACGAGTGGTGACGTTGACGGCGTCCGCCGCGTCATGGACAGCCTAGAACGTGAATCTGCTCAGGCAACAAAGGCGCTGGAGGCGGCTGCTCGTGGCCTCGACCGGACGGATCGCGAGGCGAAAGGCCTCAAGGGAACGCTGTCAGACCTCAAGGTCGGCCTCGCCGTGCTGGGCGCGAATTTCGTCATGGCATCCCGTGCCGCCGTTGATCAGGAACGGCAGATCGCGGTTCTGAGCCGGCAATATGGCGCGGCGGCAGATGAGCTTCTGCAATTTGCTGAGGATCTGCAGCGCACGACGTCGTTCTCGAACGATGCTGCCCGCGAGGCGGCAGCGAGTTTTGCGACACTCGCCCAGAATTACGGGTTCACCACCGAGCAGATCAAAACGCTGATCAAGGTCTCAGCCGACCTGGCGGCGGCGAAGGGGATCGACCTCGTCTCTGCCGCAGAGCGGATCCAGGCAGCGATGCGGGGAGAGGCTGAGTCGGCTGAGTTTCTCGGGCTCACGCTCAACGACACCGCGCTCGGCATCGACCGGATGAGCAAATCGACAACGGATGCCGAGAAGGGGCAGATCCGGTTCCAGGCACTGCTGCGCCAGGCAGCCTATGCGCAGGGACTGGCGGCCGAGCGAGCCGAGACCGCTGCCGGCCGGACGCAGCAGCTGATGAACCGGGTGCAGGACCTGGCCCAGGAATTCGCGGCGGCAACCGGTCCTGCCGGACAGATGGCGGCGGCGCTTTCCCAGCAGGCGTTGCAGGTTGGCCTGGCCACCGCAGGGATTACGCAACTTGTGAGCGGGATCCGGGCGGCGACGCCGGCGTTGACGGGATTTGTGACGGCGCTTGGTCCGGCAGGGCTCGTGCTCGCGGCTGGGGCGGCGGTTGCCGGTGTGATCGCGCTTGCCGACGCGCTGACGGAAAGCTACGGCGAGGCCGCGGCGCGTGCGCAGAAAGCGAGTGATGATCTCGCCCAAAGCATTCGTCAGCTTGCGGAAGCAGCCGATCCGAGGTCTCTACTCGGCACCTCCTGGCAGGCGCAGTTTGAGGCTGCGTTTGCGCCGTTCGACAACCTCGGCCAGAAACTCGAAGATCTGAACACGCAATTGCTTGATTTGCAGCAGCGGCGACTCGGCGTCACCTCAACTGAGGAACTGGAGGCAATCGATCGCCAGATTGCCGCAGTTGAGGAACAGATTTCCCAGATCGAGCAGCTGATCGACGTTTTCGGTGATGCGAAAACGGCAGAGCGCGAGCAGGCAGAGACGTTGTCCGCGCTCAACGCGATCCTCAACGATACGGGGCCGGCCGCCGCTGGAGCGCGGGACGCAGTGAGCCGGCTGTTCCAGATGTTCCAGGAGGGGCGAATCACACTCCCGCAGCTCATGCAGGCGATCCAGGACATCGCACAAACGCTGCCTGATCTGAACCGGATGGCGACCTCGTCAGCCGAGGGAATCAAAAAAATCGGCCAGGAGGCAACGGTCTCGGCGAAGGCGATCGAGGCCTACGGGAAAGCGCTCAGCAGCCTCACCGAGCCGGCTGCTGAGAATCAGAAGGTTCTCGATGCGATCGCGCATATTCTGAAGGCCTCGGTGCCCCATGCAGATGGCTACCGGGAGGCGCTGCTGGCGACGTGGCACGCGTACCAGGATGGAAAAATCAGCCTGGAGCAGTTTGAACGTGCCGTCCTTGGCCTGAACGAGGCGTTGCGTCGCGAGGAGATTCACCTCCAGGCGGTGACGAACCAGTTGTACGCGACGGTCGCGGCGCACCGTGCTGGAGAGCAGGCGGTTGAAGATCACGCGCGTGGTTATGATCTGTTGCGCGACGGCTCGGCGCGAGCCCGGCAGGCGGAGGCCGATTGGGCCGCGGAGCAGGAAAAGGTCAACGCCTTCATCAAGCAGCAGATCGACGCCTACGTCCAGGCTCGCCTGCAGCTGCGCGAATACGCGAATGAGCTTGGCGTTTTGAACACGGTTGCTCAGGCGCTCCGTCCGTTTGATCTCCCGGTCGTTGGCGCTGATAAGGCCATTGGCCTCGCTGCGGAGATGCAGGGACGGACCGAGGCCCTTGACGCTGTGCTCCGTATCTACGCCCAGGTGGACCAGCTCCAGCGCCGTGGCGAAGACGCGGTGGAGATCGCCAAAAATCTCGTCGGCGAGCCGGGGGTCTACGCCGAGATCGACGATATGCTGGCCAAGGGGTTTATCAGCCAGAAACGGTACAACATGGCCGTCGAGGCCGGCTATCGGATTCAGCAGCGTCAGGCGGAGATCGAGGAAAACCTCAACCGGATCCGGGCGAAACAATTGCCGCTGCTCGATGAGGCGCATGAGCAATATACCGAGCTGATCGCTGACATTTCCCGCATGGATGCCAAGCAGCAGATGATTACGCTCGGGTTTATGGACGCTACCGAGTCGATGAAAGCGCAGCAGGCCGTCATGCTCGCGACCCAAGCGGCGTATGGGGAACTCGGGGCGGCCGGTGAGGAGACAGCGACGCGGATCATCCAGGGAGCGGTCGCGGCCGACCCGGTGCTAAAGGCGATGCTGGAGGATCTCGGGCTGATCTCGGTCGGCGCCGACGGAACCGTGACCGTCAATTTCCCTGAGGGTGAATCGATCAATGAGTTGCTCGATAAAACGAACCGGAACCTAGAGGACTTGGCTATCGCGATCGACCTGATCGACGGGAAACCGGACTTGGAGATTACCGTCAAATATTTGGAGAACGAGGCCAGGCAGAAAATCGCGCAAACGAAAAAGGCGATGGACGATCTTGATGGGACGACGGCGTCGGTGTCCGTGGTCGCGAACACCACCCCGTTCTGGACGGCGGTCAACGCGATTGACGGTAGCTACGTGGGAACCGTCTATGTCGGGGTCGAGAATGTCCGTGGGCTCGGGGGCTTTCAGCCGTACGCAACCGGCGGAACGGTGACGCACGAACCCGCCTATCCGTCGTTCCCGCACGCGGCCGTCGGTATGACCAGCAGCGGCACGATGGCGGTGGTTGGAGAGGCTGGGCGTGAGCTTGTTCATCTCCCGGCCGGTGCGCAGGTGCTTGCGCACCCGGCAACAGAGAGCCGGCTCCGGCGGATGAGCCGGGGGAGCGGCGATGTGGTGATCACGGGGCCGGTAACGGTTGTGGCCAACGATCCGGTGGCGTTTGGCCGTGAGCTCGCGAAATACCGCCGGAGTGAGGTGCGGCGGTGAGACCGATCAGCTATAACGGCAAATCGTTTAGCGCCGCGAACCTGGTGGCCGGATTCCTCCCTGACCGGGAGGGCATCGATGCCCGGGCTCAAATCTACGACCGGCCTGGACCGGCCGGCCTGTACGCTGGGCGCAGTTTTGGCGGTCGCCGGCTCACGATCGAGATTCTCCCGCTCCCCGGCAACGCGGTGTTGCCGTCGCTACAGACGGCGTTGAGTCTCCTCGATCCAGCGAACGATGAGCCCCGAGAGTTGCAGGCTCTGTTCGACCTCGATGGTGACGGGACTCTGGAGGCGACGCTCGCTGTCGACGCGGTTGTTGAGACGTACCGGTTCATCGAGCGCGACGAGGTGACCGCTCTCGAGGTCGAGCTTGTCGCCGTCAGCGACACCTGGCGCCGGTTGACCTATACCGATCCAGGCGTATTTACCGTCTCATCGTCACCGGCCTCGCTAGCGTTGACGAACAGTGGGAAAGCGCGGTCCTTCCCAGTGATTCGTTTCTGCATGGCGCCGGGCGGGCAGCGCTCGACCGGGACGTCGACGGTCGGCTGGCGTTACCGCCGGATGCTGCGGGTCACGAACCTCACGACGCGTGATTGGAACGGGCTCGAACCGATCTTTCTCGACCTCGGGGATACGACCGGACTGGTCAGCTCGGGCAAGGCGCTGGCAAACGGTAACGATCTCCGCGTGGTGCTGTATGGCAAGATGTTGGCGCGGACGCTCATCAACTGGAACACGGGGCGTACTTTCGTCGTCGTGCACCCAGAGATCCCGGCTGGCGAGTCGGTCGATTTGGAAATCGTCTATGGCAACGCTAGTGCCGGTGCCCCGAAAACACTGAGTGACCGGACAACGGTTGACGGTGATTATTGCGCGGTCGACCTGACCGGGGACAATGGGACGAGCACCGGAGGCAACACGAGCACAACGCTCAACGATACAGGCAAAAACTGGCCGGCCAGCTACTGGATCGGCGGGTTCCTCCAGATCGTCAGCGGCACCGGTGCTGGCCAGCGGCGCCGGATCAGCGCCAATACCGCGACGCAGATCACGGTGGAACGGGCCTGGACGACGACGCCTGATGCGACCAGCAAATACTGTCTCTGGCGGTCCGGCTGGATGGTCCATGGCGGGATCGCGAGCTCGGCAACGAGTACCTCGCTCACGGATAGCAGTCTGAGTTTGGCGACGAACGAATTCGCTGGTGGGACGATCACGATCCTCTCCGGAACCGGCGCCGGTCAGAGCCGGACGATAAGCACGAACACCGCGACCTCGTTCACCGTCTCTCCGGCCTGGACGACGACGCCCGATACGACCAGCGTGTACGCGGTCGAGCGGTACGGGCACTACGCGTGGGCGGTGGGCACAACCGATTTCGACGCGGGATCGCTCACCGTTCGACACCGTGGCGGCTGGCAGATCAACCGGTTCTACTCCAAACCGACCCAGATGGCGTTCGGCGATTTCTGCGTCGGTGGCTGGCAGCGGGACACCTATCCGGTTGGCGGCAACGACGATTGGACGCAGCTCAGTTACGTCGATCTCGGCCCCGTTGGTGTCCATAACAGTTTTTTTCAGACTGGGTTGGAGGCCCGGCTTCGCCGGCAATCGCCGCGCACCTACAGTGAGGAGGGACTCGGGAACGGTGTCACCTTCATTTCCCAGCTCGGTCTGACGGGGGTGCGTTTCGATTACCGGATGCTGAATACGAACTCTGCGCCGGGCGCGACGAACGGAATTGGGGACTTTATCGTCGCGGTCCGGGCCGATGGCAATCTCGACTGGCAGACGATCCTGGAGGATAGTACGCGTCGCACCAGCTTCACGACCGTGGCGACGGCGTTTTACAACCTGCGCGATCCTGACGGCAACCCAACCCAAATCATCATGGCGGCGATCCCGGCAGACGGCGTGGAGGTTGCTACCAGCGCGGCGGCAACGGACGAACTGCGTGTGCGCTGGAATTCCCGGCTAGAGGTGCAGGTGGACCCGGCGTCGATCCAGTTCGGCGCCCTGTCGGCAGAGGAAAGCGTCTATCACCTCGCTGGGACGTTGCGCACCGGGCTCACTGCCTCGTTTGGGCACCAGCGGCTGATTTTCGGCGGCGAGGGGCATTACGTGTTCCTCGGCCAGAACACCGGCAATGTCATTGAGGTCGATTGCGAGAACGGGCGGGTGCGCACCTATAACGGTGGACCACTCTCGCTCGGTGGACCACTGCTGTTCAACCGTGAGGCGCCCTGGGCTTGCCGGATTCTCTATTACCCTGATGATCCCAACAACGACGGGGTTCTCGATGGGCGGATGGCGCCGGTCTGGCTCCCACTCCCGCCAGGTGCGAGCACCTGGTACTACGAGGAGCCTGCGATCGGGTCAGTGGAGATCCAGATTCTCTGGCGTGAGGGATACATGAGCTAGGAGGCGCGGATGCCGCTGCCGTTTGCGTTTACCCGAAAAACCGATTACGCCGATCTCGTCATGGCGGCTGATATCAACGAGCTGCAGGTGGCGGCAGAGGAGATGGCCGTGGCCGGGCGCCGGATGCAGGTCCTGGCGAATCCGGGCGCGGCGACGCTCACCACCGTCGGGTTCGCCGCCGCGCCGACGGCGACCGGCACGGCGAGCAACGCCGACGATGTCGATGGACCCTTCGTCCTGTATACGTCCGCGGCGACGAGTGGCAGCGTCGGCGGCCTCAACAGTGCGGCGGCCGTCTGCCGTCGCGACTGGAAGGCCGATTTCGCTGCCCGGATCAAATTGCCCGCGACGATCACGAGCGTGCGGTATTGGATCGGCCTGTTCTCGGGCAGCCCGACCGGAAGCGCGACGCCAGCGATTCACCTGGCGGCATTTCGCTACGACACGGGCGCCGACGGGAGTGCGTTCTGGCGTTGCTGTACGGACGACGCCGGGGCAGCCCCGACGGTCACGGCAACGTCCGTCGCGGTCACGGCAAGTACCGTCTACGAATGCCGCATCCGGCTGAAGGCAGCGAGCGTTGAATTCTGGCTCAACGGCGCGGAGGTCGCCGAGCATACGACCGATCTTCCGGCCGGGAGCACCTCGCTGTCATGGTATGCGACGGTGACGACGCTCACGGCGGCGGCGCGGGCGATTGCGATCTCGCGTGTCCAGATCGCGCATCCGTAGGGGGCAGCGATGGGGCGGTTCGCGGCGACGCGCTACGGGATGACGCCACTCGGGCGACGGGCCTACGCCGGCGACGTCGTGGGGACGGGACCGGTGGCAACGGCGACGTTGCTCGAAATCTCCCGTCCGGGTTGGGTTGCGCCACGGCTGATTGAGGTCGCCAATGTCCAGGCGTCGTGGGCCATCAATGAGCCGGGACGGCTCTCCTGCATCATTCCCGCGCGAGCGTTACCGGCAGCACGCGATGTCAAGGGGATGTGGGTCTGGTGGCAGCATCCGACGCAGGGAGGGTGGGGCGGTTTCGTTGAGGCCGATCCGGTCGATACGAACCGCGGGCGAGAGCTCTCCTGCGTGGGGTTCCCGGCCCTGTTCGGCGTGCGGCGTGGTCCATTCCGCGCGAAACCGGCGAAGGCGACGGCCGGACAGCTCGCGCTTGCGGCGTTGCGGACGAGTGCGAATGTGGACCGGCTCTGGCTGACCGGCGCAGAGGCAGACACTGCCGGTGCCCTGATTGAGCAGGAATGGCGCGGTGATTCGGTCCTCCAGGTCCTCGATAACCTCGTTCAGGCGTCCGGCCAGGAATGGCGCGTCGTTGTCCAGGACGACCGGTCGATCATTTTCGAGTGGCGGGTAATGGTTGGCGCGGACCGCCGGAGTCAGGTGTTGCTGGCCGAGGGATATCAGATCGTGAGTGCTGAGTGGCGATCATCGATCGCGACGGTCGTCAACGACCGGCTGGCAGTCACGGGGGTTGAGCGATTTGCTGGCCGGCAGCGCGTGGTTGTTCAGGACGCATCGTCCATCTTGCAGTTTGGCCGGCGCCAGGACAGTGTTGCCTATCCTGGGCACCTCCGAGAGTCGTCGTTACGCGTGGCCGCCCAGCGCGATCTGCGGCGGCTGGCTCAACCGGCTGGGCCACTCTCGCTTCGAATCGCGGCGACGGAGGGATTGGGGCTCTATCTCCGTGAGGGGGATTGGTGTCGCGTCTGGCTCGCGAGCCAGCCGGCGCCCCTCGATTTCCGCATCCGCTCTCGTGCGGCATTGCTCGATGATGGCCTCGTCGAATTTGCTGGAGACGCCTGGTCTGAGGGGGTGATGCGCTGATGCGGCAGATTGATCCGCGTGCCCCGCTCGATGAAGGGAACCTGGCAGCGCTTGGCTGGGAATCGCAGGCTGAACTTCTCGCCCGGCTGGAGGAATTACGGGCGTTTCTCGCGTCACCGGTGCTGCTCTACACCTGGACGGTTGGACCGTATTTCCGGGAGAACATCGGGAGTGTCGGGGCGGCGAGCTACACGACGCGGGCGGCGACACCGACCGACGTCACGTCCTGGCAGACGACTGCGATCGCTGAGGTTGCGCCATGGCCGGGTCTGATCATTGCCGGCTGGCTGTGGAGCAACCAAGCGAGAACGGCAGGGAGCGCCTGGCTCAGGGTACGAATCACGCAGGGTGGGATCAACACCGACTACGACCTGACGGAGTGCGCCCTGGACGGTGGGACCGATGAGTGGGGGAACGTGCGAACGCAGACTGCCTGTGCGTACCTCGATCCACCGCAGGGAATTCCGTTCGCCGCGGGAGCGCTGCTCGATGCGCGCATCGTTTGCGATGCAACGTTCGCGCCAACCACGGCTGATATGGGCTGCAAATTGCTGGCGGCCCGGCTGATCTCGCCCCAGGGAGGGAAACGATGAAACTGGCGCTAGAGAAACTGGGAACAATGTACCAGGCATTTGAGTTGCACGGTGAGCCTGATGCGTACGGCGGCCGCCCAGTCATCGCGAGTGTCGAACACGATCCCGGCATGAGCGGGGCCGTGCGCCTGCGCCTTGCCTCTGCCGGGGAGAGCGCTCGGGGAAGGCCGGCACGGGTACCGGGGAACGAGGTGGCGGGGGTACTGGGAGTGCTGGCCCAGGACGATCGCTGGGGACCGGTTGGGTGAATGTGGGTAGGAACCAATGAATGGACACGCGGGACCGGTGGGAGGTGATCAGCGCAGCGATCCTCGGGGCACTCGCCTGGCTGGCACGCCGGTGGTTTCGCCAGAGCGAGCACCGGACGGTCGGCCGGATCGCGGATACGATGAATGCGAAGGCGCAATTGGAAATCTGCGAGGCGGAGCGCGAATACCTCCGCCGGGCGCTGCAGGAGATCCTGGAGGCGGCGGAATGGCGCAGCCGTGTGCATCCGTCGCCGAGCTCGGGCAGCGAGCGCGAGCACTCGCCGTAGCAATTCGCAACGGCGACGTCCCGGATGAGATGATCGACCTGATCCTGGCGTGGCTGGAGGTGGCCCATGGCCGTCAAACTGCTGACCAAACTCGGTGATGGCGTGCTCGTACCGAGCGTGCTGGCGCGGGCGACCGAGCCAGTCGTCAATCGCTGGCCCGTGACGATGTTCGCAAATTTGTCGGGCAACCTCACGGGACGCGATCGTAACGGTACGTTCTCGCTCGTGGGGACGGGCGCGTTGCGCTGGATGCCGCGGCTGGATGAGCCACAGAACTGGGTCAGCGAACCTGGATATGAGAGCGGTGGTACGACGCCAGGGTACGGGGGTTTTGTTGCTAACGCCACGGTTGATTGGCCGTTCGCTGAGGCACGAACGGGCCAGCAGTCAGCGCGCGTGACCTGCACGCAGGCAGGGACGGTGCAGGTCGAGTTGTTGTCGATGGAACAGACGGCGGGGCCACACCATGAGGGCGACACGTGGCAGTACAGTATCTGGATCAAATCAAACGCCCAGGCGGCGGGGAAACAGGCCACGCTACAGCTAATAGCTGCTCGATTTATCCTACCTGGCTCGTCGGTGATCGCGACGCAGGCGGTAACGCTGTCCACATCCTACCAGCGCGTGGTCATTCAGGCCAGCGTGCCGAGATCGATCAATCGTCTGTCCATTCGGCTAGAGTTCCCCAACGCCGTACCTGGTGATGTTATCTACGCTGATGACGACGTTGCGAGTCGTGGAGTCGCCGTTGATGGTGCGGCGACGGTAAAGGTCCTCGCGTCGGGGCAGTTGCATTCTGTTCGCACCCCGCTGGTTGCGAGCGCCTTCGCGTTCATTGAGGAGGGCTCACTGAACGCCGTGCCCTCGCCGCAGTTTTTCGCAACACCGCTCGGCAACTATTGGGTCGCGTATGGTGGCGCGACTCTCGCTAGCAAAGTGTCAGACGGTGCGTTCCCATATCATTTCTCGGCCTACGGCGAGGTCACGACCACGGGCGCGAACCAGGGTGTGAAAATGGTGCCTGGGACTGCGCCCGCGGTGAGCGCTGGGCAGACGTGGACGGCATCGTGCGCTGTGCGACCGCGATTCGGTGATACACCGCCACAATTGCGCCTCATGGTCTGGGGCATTGATGCCAGCAACAACGTGACCGAGACGTTCACAGGTCCATCCTTCACCGCGAACGACGATACCTATGACTGGCGGCTGGGCGCGTTGCCATCTCTCACCGTCACGTTTGCAAACGCGAATACCGTCAAGGCGCTCGTGGGGATCGAGCAGGTATCAACGGGCGCGGTGATGTGGGGTGTCGGGTGTGTCGGTTTTGAGCAAAAACCCTACGCAACCTCGCCTATTCACGGCTCGCTCGGTACTGGCTACTCCTGGACTGGCAGCATCTGGGCGAGCACGAGTTCGCGGGCGGCAACGACCCTGACGTTTTCACCGGCCGGGCGCGTCGCACCAGTACGCGGAAGCATCGTGCTCGCTGCTCGCCGGATGGTCAACACCGGTGGCAACCAGACACTACTCGACGTCGGGAACGGTGGTGCCGGAACCGATAGGCTGACGCTGCGATTTACGCCGACAGGTGCGCTGCAACTCGCCTGCCAGAGCAACGGTGGTGCCGTCACCACGGTGACGACGGCAGAGACGGCAGCGCTCGGCACCGAGGTGATCTGCTACGCAGCCTGGGATGGGACGGACATCGGCGTCCGGCTCGGAAATGGGAACCTGGCGACCGGGACACGCGATGCGCCGGCCGGATCGTTCGGTGCTGGCAACGCGAGCCTCGGGACGCGCCAGGATGGCAGCGAGCCACTCAACGGCGCGCTCGGGCCGGCGCTCGTCTACGCATCGCCACTCAGCCCGATGCACCGTGACGTGCTCGTTGCGCGCGGCCCGGCGCGCTGGCGCTACGACCTCGTGAGGGCAGCATGACCACCTACGGTGCGCTGGTTGTCGAGCAGCGTGACGGCGTGCGGGTGATCACCGTTGCCGCCCGGTCGCGTGGGCTGGTCCGGCCGGAGCGTGCCGTCCGAATCGGCCTCGAACGGCACGGCATCGACACCGAGATCGCGCTGCTCACCCCGGCCGAGGCGCGAGAACTGGCCCATTTGCTGCTGGAGGTCGCGAATGCCGGCGAATACGGAACAACGGGCTGAGTCCTGGCTCGCGGTGGTCACGGCCGAGCTGGCGCCGGCGGCTGAGCCGGTGACGGCCGAGATCGTCGAGCCGGGCGATGCCGCGGCGCTCGACGCCGTGCGTCCTGCACCGGCGCCGCCGAATCCGGCGCTCGCCGGCCTGCTCCGGCAGTTCGTTGACGCCGTCAGCGTCCTGCTCGCCGAGCAGCGCCGGCGCGAGGAGGTGACCGGTATCCCGTGGCAGGTGCGCCTGCAGCCGGTCGTGACCAATCCCCACGGCATTACTGAGGTGCAGTTTTCGGTCGTGCTCGAACCGGCCGACCTGGCCGGTCTCGCGCAATTTGCAGAGGAGGCTCGCTAATGGCACTCGTTGTCCGGTCGCGCTACAAGCCCCAGGTGAACAAAACATCGCTGGAGACGACGATCGCTGGGTTCGATCCGTCAGGGAAGGGCCTGCTGGTGCTGCCGGCCCAGATCATCGCCTACGACGATACGCAGTACAACCCGTCGGTGGCGATTCCTGGCAACCCAGCCGATGAGGCGCTGATCTCGGTGATCCATGAGGCGCCGATTCAGATCGACATGACGGCGCTCGCCGGGAAAACGGCAACGCAAATCGCGGCGATCCTCAACGCGGCGCTCGATAGCTGGGCAGCGACGGTCAGGCCAGCGCTGGAGCCGATGGCGCCGGTGTACCGCGCATTGCGCCAGGTCGGGATGCGCCCCCTGCCCACATCACCGGTCGCAGCGCCTGCTGGCGTGACACTCAGCACGTCCTAGCTCGCCGCCTGCACGTGCGCGTGCTAGTATCTGGTGCAGTGGTCAACCACCTGACCGGCTAACCGGTCAACCGGTTGCGAGGTACGCCAGTGCGCATCATCCGAGAGGCAACCGTCGAATCCCAGCAGGGGCTAGAGCCCTGGGTGCTCTACCAGGTCGTCCTCAATTTCCGTTCCTACGCACGGCAGGAACTGCCACCGTGGCCGCCGGTGCCGGACACCGAGCAGGTGCACGTCGCGCGAACCCCTGATGGCTATCGGATTCGCTACGAGGTCGAATTGGAGTCGTGATGCCCTGGACACCTGACATGCCGATCCGGTCGCAGCCACGCGCCACGGTCGCACAGGCCGAACAGTGGCTGGCAACGCGCACCGTTGCGCGTCCTGACGACGTCCGAGCCTATACGCGAGAGCTCTGGCGACTGGCACCACAGGTCGGATTGGATCCATGTGTGCTCTTCGGTCAGGCCGTTGAGGAGACAGCCGGGTTCACCTCGCGCGCGTGGGCGACGCGTCTCAATCCGGCCGGGATCGGCATAACTGATGGCGGCGATCTGGGATATCGCTGGTCTAATGGCACCGACGCCGCCCGGGCGCACATTGTCCACATGGACGTCTACGTCAACGGCGTGTCGCGATCGCCGGTTTCTGGCGACGTGCTCGCGCCCTACCACCACCTCGATCCCCGGCGCGACGCCGTGATCGCTGCCGGATGGGCCGGTACCGTCCGGACGATCCGCGACCTCACGGGGAAGTGGGCTACGGATCCCGATTATCACAACAAAATTGTTCGCTGGCTCGGCATTCTGTTTGGCGAGCCATTGGGAGGAACAACCATGTCAGTCACCATCGGCGTTCCGGTTGTCCAGAACCTGCTACCAGCAACGGCCGCGAACCGGCCGGGCAAAAAATTGGCGCAATCTGGGAACCTCTACATCGTTGTGCACGAGACGGGGAACACGAACCCCAAAGCCGATGCCCCGTCGCAAATCGCCTACCTGCAAACGGCAGAGGCACGGCAGCGCCAAGTGAGCTATCACCTGGCCGTGGACGATGTGCAGATCGTGCAGGGCCTGCCGTTAGATGAGATCGGCTGGCACGCTGGCGACGGCTGCGACAACCCGCAGACGGATATCGGCTGTTATCGGTCGGTCGCGATCGAGAAATGTGTCAACGCCGAGAACGATCCGGTGCGCAAGGAGCGCACGCGCCGGAACCTGGCTGAGTGCATTGCTCGGATCGTGCGCGGCGACCCGGCGTTTGACTGGGGATCGGGCAGCAGCCGGGGCCGGTTCTCGGTAGACCGGATTCTGCAGCACCGGCAGGTCAGCGATGAGGGGAAATGGTGCCCGGCACAGATCCTCAACGACGGATTCTGGCCCACCCTGATGCAATGGGTGCAGGATGCCTACGATCGCTGGCCGGATTTCACCGGACCGGCGCCTTCCCCAGCGATCACGTATCCGGCCGGAATGGACGAGGGCATCGCGTCCTGGCTGTTCGGGTCGTTGACGAAGAATGGCAAAACCTACCGGTTCAATCCACGTGGGCCGGTCTCGCAGGCGTGGTTGCGCTACGGCGCGGCACGCGGATACAGCCAAATCGTGGACGTCTGGAAATTTGACGACGGCCGGGAGTATTTCCGGTTCGCCTCGTTCACCCTCTGGCGACCGAACGCGAAAGGCGAGTTCCGGCCGCTCGAGAACGCGTAATGGTGGCGATGGCTGACGTTTGCGACATCATTGCTCCTGCGGTTGAGCGCGGTTTCCCGGCGCCCTATTTCGGGGGCAAACGGCACGCCGCGCGTCTCGTCTGGCAGGCGATCGGCGAGAACGTGCAGCACTATATTGAGCCATTTTGCGGGACGGCCGCGGTGCTGCTGGCGGTGCCTGCCCGCGCGAACAGGCTGGAGACCATCAACGACGCAGACGGGTACGTGGTGAATGCGCTCCGGGCGCTGAAATTCGCGCCGGATGAGGTGACGGAGCACGCCGACTGGCCGGTGAGCGAGCTCGACCTCCACGCCCGGCATCTGGCGCTGCTGAGCGAGGCGAAACCGGACGTCAAACGGCTCATGACTGATCCCTACTACTACGACGCGCGCGCGGCGGGGTGGTGGATATGGGGGCTCGGATCATGCATATGCGGTGATTGGTGCCACGGCGCCGGCGCGTGGACGCGGGAGCGCATCATGGGCGAGAAATCGCCCGCTGGCGCGCCGGGAATATCTCTCGCCCGGCCTCACCTCACCTGCCGGAACGGGGTGCACGTATTGCCAGATCGCGGCTGGCGCGAGGCGCCACGACGGGAGTTCCTGCTCGGCTGGTTCCGGTCGATCGCGGCCCGGCTCGAACGGGTGCGCATCCTCTGCGGCGATTGGCGCAGCGTCTGCACGCCGTCGGTCCTGTTTTGCAGGCGATCTCGTGGCATCACCGGCCTATTCCTCGATCCGCCCTACCGGCGCGACAATGGTCGTGATCCCCATTTGTACGCGACCGAGAGCGACGTGGCCCTCGACGCCTACTCCTGGGCGTTCGAGCACGGCGACGATCCCCGGCTGCGGATTGTGCTCGCTGGCTGGGAGGGGGATGTGGAATTGCCGCCGGGATGGCGCTTGGTCCGGTGGAATAAACCCGGCGGGTACTCGGCAATGGGTGGACCAGATACGCAACGGCTGGAGCGGCTCTGGCTATCGCCGCACTGCCTGCCGGTAGACCAGACACCGGGAGTGCAACTCGCATGGATCACGCAATCTGGCTCAGCCGGATAGGTGTAGGCAGCAGTGCACCGGTGTGCTGCTGGTGCCACGGTACCGGCGCGTGCGAGTGCGCCAATGCCGTTTGGGATGGTGAGCGCCTCGTGACCGGCACGTGGTGGGAAACGCCCTGCCCGTTCTGCGGGGGATCGGGAACTGCGCATGCGTGGCCAGCACCTGCCGACGCCGACGGACGGTGAGCTGTTGCACCTCGCCCTGCTGCTCGCACAGCAGGAGCTCGGAATTGACATCACCATGGCGCCGTCGTGGTCATCATTGGGGACGCATTTGCGCGCATTCTACGAGCGATCGGCCGAGGTGTTTTTGGAATCGTTAGCACGAAGAGAGGCTGGAAATGGACGAACTCACGAGTGCGGCACTGATCCTGAGCCCGGTCACGATCGGGGTCGTTGAGGTTGCAAAACGTGCTGGACTGCCGGTGCGCTGGGCGCCGGTGTTTGCCCTGATTGCCGGCGTGGTGCTGGCACTGCTGGCAGCCTGGGGCAATGTCCTGGGTGGATTTGACGGGAACTGGGCACGCGTGGCACTCGGCGGACTGCTCGCTGGCCTCGCGGCGAGCGGGCTCTACTCGGGTGTGAAAACGACGGCACGCGGCTAAGGTCCACCCACACGCCCGTGGACGAGGCCGGGACCTGGCCGACCTGGGCGCGACGCTCCTCGGTCCACCCACACGCCCGTGGACGAGGCGCGTGCTGCGGAGCATGGTCGAGGCAGGCCTACGGTCCACCCACACGCCCGTGGACGAGGCACTTCGTACGTACGCGAAAATCTACCATCTCACCACGCCGATGTCACGCTGCCCGCCGCAGCAACTCGTGGCACGCGTTCATATCCTGGTCCCACAGCGCACCACACGCCTCGCACCGGTGGAACAACTCAGCGCCAACATCCTGCTGATGCCCACATTGGTGGCAGGTGCGCGTCGTGTTCGCCGCCGGCACGAGCACGATCCGGCGTCCCTCACGCGTGCACGCTGCGACAACATCCTGGCGCAACATCCCCGGTGCCACCAGTTGACGCATCCGGCGTACCGGCTGGGGCATCTCGCGTCCAGCATCCTCAGGTTCCTGGACGCGCACCATCGGGCGAAGATCCATGTCCTCCAGCACCACCTCGGCGTAGGTGCGCGCAACCCACGCAGCGAACGTCCGGTAGGCGTGCTGGCGCTGGTGCAGCATTTCGTCACGCAGGTTCTGTTGCCACGTCCACAGGTGGTGATCGCGTGGCACAAACCCGAGGTTGTCGCGCCATTTCGCACGCCCATCATCGAGCAACGCGAACCCGGGAGCATCACCCTCGAATCGCTGGTCGCGCCACACCCGCCAGAGGTGCACGAACCGGCCAGGGCTGCGCCATTGCGCAATCGTCGCCGTCTCGGTGCGCAACCACTCGGGGATCGGATTGGTCGCCAGCCAGGCAGCGAGTTGCGCGCGCACGTTGTTGAGCATGGTGTCGCGAATCGACTGCAAATCCTCGATTTTCTGGCTATCCCGGAACAGCCACGCATCAAGCACGAGCTCACCCGACTGGCCGGTATCGTCCAGCCAGGCAGCCACGCGCACACCAGCCGGCTGTCCATTCCCATCCAACCGGACGCGCCAGCCGAGGTCGAGGGCGATGCGCCCACGTCCAGGTGCTGGGCTCGTGCGCCACGAGCCTGGCGTGCGCTCAATCATGAGGTCAACGTGCCAGCGTGGTTTGCCGGCGATCACCTCGCGCACGACGCCAGCGCTGCGCACAACGCCGTCCGGTGGCAACGGCCGGTGCAGCGTGACCGGCAGCGACGCGAATACCGGAATCCGGCCACCTGGCCCGGTCGAGGCAACGCGAATGTCGATCCAGGCATCGGTGTCACGTGACCCACGTCGCCGGAACCGGACGTAGCGCCCGTCCTCATCCCAGAGCTCGGCTGGCGCTGGGAGTTTCGTCAGGAAAATCCGGAACCCGCCCGAGCCGTCCCAGCGATGGAAGCGGACCTCGCCACGGCGCCGTGCTGCCTGCCAGTCGCGTTTGACCTCCTGCGAGTTGGTCCAGAAACAGCCGGATTCGCGGCAGGCCGCGTTGATCCGGTCCCGGAACGATTCCTCAATTTCCTGCAACCGCCGGCGAGCCTCAGGCGTGAGCCGGCCATCCTCGCCACGACCGGCCTCGATCACCGGCTGCTGCAGGGCGCGAATTTCGCGATCGATCGCAACGAGCGTGTTCCACAGGTTATGCCGGCGGCGCATCTGGTCCACCAGCAGGTCGAGGTGCTCGCTGCCGTGCCGGCGCAGTGCCGCCGGTGCGACGCCGTAACGCCAGATACGGACCTCACCCGTTGCCCCCGTACGTCCGAATGCCATATCACACCTCCGGTCCATCCACACGCCCGCGGACGGGGCTCTCGTTAGCGCTGGTTCGGATCCAACTCGGGATTTTCCTCGATCAACCTGCGTGCACGATGCGTGTCCGCGAGACGCTGACACGCTGCGGCGATACGCAGGGCGAGCTCGGCCCCCTCGGGATCGCCGTCGGCGATCGCCTGGTGCGCGTTCTGCTCGGCGCCGAGCGCTGCCTGGTCGAGCGCATCCGACAGGCGTGGCACCAGCACGGCACGCAGCCGGTAGGGCTCGATGCCAAATTCCGTGGCGATACGCACGATGTCATCGGTCGTGCGTGGTTTCAGGCAGAGCGCGAGACGTGCGAGCGTCTCGGTGCCCGCGTCGTCCGTGGGGATACCCAGCGCCTCACGCAGCGCTGGCGTCGTCAGCCATTCCTCGCCCCACCGGTAGGCCAGGGTATGAGCAATGAACCCTGGCCGGCCACCGGCAGCAAGAGCAGCATGGATCAGCAGGGCGCGTGAGGTGGCGCCAGCGGGTGGCCGGTGCCTGGGCCGGTGCTCGGCTCGTGCGAGATCAGCCTCGTCAACGTACCAGGCATCCCCCTGGCGCACGAGGGGGATGCCTTGCTTTTCGAGCGCCCGGCGAATTGCAAATGGATGGTATCCGAGGCGCCTGGCTGCCTCAGCCATGGGAATCAGGGCCATAGGGGATTCCTCCAACACGAGAACCCCGGCAGGGGAAACCTGCCGGGGTGGACACACGCTATGCATTATCCTGGGCAACGGCAGCGCGCACGGTTTCCGCGAGCCGGTTCAGCAAACCGGATTTGTCGGCGGCAGCGATGGCGCCGTTGAACACCTCGTCGTCAATCTCCCAAATCAGCGAGAGACGCTGTGGTTTCTCCTCGGCGAGGTGAGCGTCGAACCACTCAACGTCGATGTGACCGTCGCTGCTGACCGTGATGCCCACGACGTTCCGGCCGGGCTTCTCGATACCGGTCATGCCGGTGACGTAGCCGTCGCGATTATCGGCCGGGAGCCAGTAGCAATTGACCCGGTCGGCGGGGCTCGAACAGCCTGTCACGACATCCATCGTGTAGCGTAATGGCTCGTTCCACACTCGCCTGGTCGCCGGCACCCACCGGAATAGGTTCCCCTCAACGCGCTCAAAATACCCGGCCCATTCCCGGCTCTCCGGCCGGGCCGGTCCGGCCTCGATGAAGAGCCAGAGCTCCTCGTCGCTCGCCACGACCGTCAGGCGCCCCGACGCCGTGACGTGCTGGACGCTGCCGGTCTGCCCGTCGAGTTCCCAGGAAGCGCTGGGGTAGACCGGCGTCAGGCCGGAGCGCTTCATGTTGTCCAGCTCGGCGATGCGCTGGTTCAGACGCTCGGTCGCCGCCACGTGCCAGTCGGCAACGGTGGCGCACGCCGCTGCTGTCTGAGGGTCGGTCGCCATCGCGTGCCCGAGGGACAACGCGATGCCGTTGACCAGCGAGGGAATGTGGTACGTGCTCATGGTGAGCCTCCTGCCTGCCGTTCCCCGGCGGTGGGTGTGTGAACGTGGCGACCAACCGTTCCGGTCGCGGTGCCCGGCGGGGGGTTCGATCCCCGGCGTCACGCCGTCGCGCCGGGCTGCTGGTTCTAGGCGAACGTCCGGCGCAGGCTCGCCGCCGTGACGTGCTCGCCATCCTGCACCCGGCGCACCACGCCACCGGGTGCATACTCGGTCACAAACCGTGGGTCGCGCTCGATGCGAGCCGGCCACTGGCTCGCATCCTCGCCCAGACGGGCCATCGCCTGGGCCATAACGGCCTCTGCCCACGCCTGGTGACGCCGTGCATAGGAGGTGATCGTGCTCGCGCCCTGCTGCAAGGCATCAATCTGTTCGCTCGCCTCGGCGCTGCTCGCCGGGGCCGGGAGCGCAATCACGAACGCGGCGCGGGCGACCAGCTCGCCGGCGATGTGCCCGTTGCCTGGCTCATTCAGCCGGGATGCGATCCGGGCCAGCGCCTCATCAACGAGTTTGTTCCGGAACTGGATCTGCTTCTCGGTGGCTGGCTTGGTGATCATCTCCGTTCCTCCGTTCCTGCTCCCCCTCGGGGCTGCCTCCCAACCCCCTCATCCGCCTGTAGAATAGCACGTCTCGTGCAGTTTGTCAATACCCCAGACCATGGAAAAATCTATGAAAATCTCACAATTTTTCAGACTGCCGGCTTCGGCCGGCGACCTGGTTTGTTGCTGACGTTGCGCCGGACCAGCTCGGCGCCCTCGGCATCGAGCAGGAGTAACCTGCCATCAATGGACCAGCCGACACCGAGCTTGTGCGCTGCCCGGCTGATCGATGAGCGCGAGACGCCGATCTGCTGTGACAGCTCGGTCGCCGTGATCAGGCCATTCAGCGCGTCAGCACGACCGCGCCGGTACGCCTCGTGCACGGCGCGCCGGACGATCGCCTCGATCGCGGCCGGCGATCGTGTGGTTGCGATCTCATCCAGCGCGCGCCGGATGATGGCATCGATGTGATCAGTAGTCTGCATGCCTCTGCCCCCTTCCCGTCTCGTATCGGCACGCCTGGGCGATGGCCCAGATGCCAACAGTCGCCAGGTAGCGCAGGTCGGCGAGCAACGGCTCGCCGTCGGCGCCCTCGCCGACCTCGCGGCCGGTGAGCAGGTATGCCCACCCACCGATCTCGCAGTAGGCCAGCAGCGCATCAGCGATCTCGGCCGGCGAGCCGCCGATCCTGACCGCCGATTTGCCACGTTCCACCGGGCGCTGCCAGCCGTTTATGAGCGCCGCGCCCATCCGGTAGTTCGTCGAGTACGGAATTCTGACGTCCTGGCGCGGCGGCAGGCTCGCCGTCCACCGGACGTAGACCGGGAACGGCGCCTGCTGCACGAATTGGACGAGGTCGTCAAAATTCCGAATGCGCATTGTGTCCCCCACAAAACAGCGAGTGCCCGGTGGGATTACCACCGGGCACGCCGGCGATTAGCGATCGGTCTCCTCGACGATCGCCAGCGCCCTGCCGTACCAGTCGCCCTCGTTCCAGACGAGAGCGATGGCGTCCTGCTCGTCCATGCCGCGGGCGATGAGTGCCTCGACGGCCTCGATGAAACGCGCGTACTCGTTGGGCTCACCACCCTCGCCCAGGTACGCCGCCGGATTCGCTTTGATCTCTGCTAGCGTTGCCATTTCCGTTCCCCCGTTCCTGCTGTCCTGGAACCGCCTCCCGGTTCCGTTCTGGTTGTATAGTAGCACGCCGCGTGCAGTTTGTCAATACCCCTGGCAGAGAGAAATGTGCGCCGGGGAATGCCGGCGCACGCGTCTCCCTCTCCTACGCGACACGCGCCTCGCACGTGCCTGCCTCGTACACGTTGCCGTCGTTTCCGATGTAATACGCCCGGCCCTGGCCACCCGCCGCCGGGACCACGGCAGCAATGGCGCGCGTGTGCCGGTTGCCCCGCCGGAACGCGCCAGCGCGCTTCAGCGTCCAGAATGTGTGGTAGGCCGCCTCGGCGGCGCTAGCGCTGCTCAGTGAAACGTGGAACGGTTCGCCCTCCACCGAGAGCAGGACCGTGAACTCGCCCTGCCCGAGATCGTTTCGAATGTCCTCGCTCATCACCATCCGAACCATTGCCGTTCCTCCGTTCCTGCCTCCGGGGAGGCTGCCTCCCAGCCTCCCCATCGCCCCACCGTTACGAAATCGCCAGCCGCGCCCGCAACTGATCGGCATGGACTGGTGCCTCGACCAGCTCAGCCCAGCGCGCCATGTCCGTCCCGAAGCCGAAATGCCGAGCAACATCGGCGCCGTATCCAGCCGCGGCGGCATAGGCGCTGATGCTGCCGGCGACCTGCGCCATTTTGAGCGCACCAATCTGCGCCTGCTCGTCACCCCGGTGCCGTGGCGCTGGCAGGTTGACGACCAGCGCTGCGTACATCACCTGGCGTCCGACCTCTCTCAGGTTCCCTGCCGCGAGTTTCTCGTTGATTTTCTGCGCCAGCCGGTTGAGCTCCTGGTTGATCAGTTCCTCGCGCTCCATCGCTGTTCCTCCGTTCCTGTTCCTGGGGGGCTGCCTCCCAGCCCCCTCATCTGCCTGTAGAATAGCACATAGCGTGCAATTTGTCAATACCCTGGAACAGGGGAAAATCTGGGGAAATCTCGATACGGCCGGCACAACAAAAACCACGGGATACCAGCGTCGGTATCCCGTGGTGTCAGGATGCCCCGGCATGGCCAGTCCCACATTCACGCCGGGAACGCTGTATTGACGAACGCTACCGGCGGGCAGCCCGCAACCGGCCACCCCGGCCGGTTCCCAAGCCGAAAAGGCGCGAGACGGCCCCGGCGGACCCAGCGACACCGGTTGCCTGCCCGGCCTGCGGGGGTGAAGGCTGGTTTGCCTGCACCCTCTGCGACGGCCAGGGCTGGGTCACGTGGCGCGTCGCACAGCGCTGGCGTCAGGCCGAACAGTAACACGGCTACCTCCTACCCCTTCTGCGTCTCCCTCTCCCGCAAATCTGCCTCCAGCCAACCGCGCAGCAGGCTACGCAGTGCCGTGACCCGGTCATCAGTCAAACGCAGCCGGCGAACGTACCCAATGAGCTCACGCCGCTCATCATCCGGCTGCAACGGCTCGATGGCAGGACGGTGACCGGCCAGCGCGAGCACCAGGTCCGGATCCACCCCCAGGACGTCCGCGATCCGATCGCACGACTGCGGATCCGGCACACGCTCACCGCGGACCCAATGGCTGACAACACCGGGCGCCGTTCTCAGACGCCGGGCAAACTCCGCTTGGGACCACTCCCGCCGGGCCAATTGGGTTCTCAGCCATCGTCCAAAAATTCTCATTCGACACAGTCTCAACATTAGTTGACAACGTTGTCGATTGGTGATATCGTGTCACCATGAAGGACATGACACCTCGGTATCGCGCAACGAACCTAGAGGAGACCCTGGAGGCTCAGGGCCGGACACGAGCGTGGCTGGGACGCCAGCTCGGTCAACACCGCTCCTATGTGGTCCACGTTGCCAAGGGGCGGCGGACGGTTTCTGAATCGACCGCACGGCGAATTGCGGAACTCCTTGGTGTGCCATTTTTTATGATCTTCGAGTTGTCAACGGACGACGAAACTCCGTCACCGGAAAAGGAGGCGGCCTGAGATGCGGACGCTCACCGATGGCGAGCGCGAGATCCTCGCCGAGCTGAACGCCGATGCCTGGGACGACCGCCAGCCGTGGCTGGACGCCGATCCCGGTGACCAGGATCTGGATCCCGTGGACGTGGCGCCACAACCAGAGCCGCGGCCTGCGGTCCGCGAACCACGGCCGGTCGCGCCGGATGAGGAGCCGTTCTGATGACGACCGAGGTTCCACGACTCCTCCTGCGCCCCACGGAGGCCGCTCAGGCCCTGGGGATTTCGCGCAGCAAGTTCTACGAGCTCCTCGCCCGTCGCGAGATCCGCGGCATTCACATCGGCACCTCGCTCCGCGTCCCGATCGCGGAGCTGGAGCGATACATCGCCGAGCGCCTCGATCGCGAGGCATCGACATCGAACGGAGGGAATCAGTCATGAGCACAGCGATCATCGGAGACATGCCCCGGACAGACGAATGGAACGAATGGCGAACCGGAACCGTCGTTGAAATCGAGACCATCCACCAGATCGTCACCAAACTGTCCGCCGAGGTCAGCGCGCTGCAGGCGCAAGTCGATGCCCTGGGCGCCGCGCTGGCCGACATGAATGCCGAACTCACCCGGCTGCGTCTCGTCAACAACCTCCGGGAGGTCGAGCGATGACGCTCCACCTCTCGACCATGACCTGGGCGGCACTCGCGTTGGTGGTGCCACCCGAACTGAGGAGCCGGATCGTGGCGGCGCTGCGCGCCTACGCGCCCAACGAGCGCCGGCTCGTGCCGATTCAGCTTTCCGCCGCCGAGGCGCACCTGGTCGCCGTGCGGTTGCGACGCATGTGCTAGGAGCTCCACCGTGGCACTATCCCCCCTCTCCTCAGTCCAGACAACGCGCATCCCCCTGATCCTCCCTGCCAACCCCGGCCGGGCCACGGCGGCCGGGCGCGGCACTCGCAGGGCAGGGACGGCCACGCCAGGTGGACACATGCCGGCCGCCTCGCGTGGCTGCACGGTGCAGCCGGTAGCCAGGCGAATGGAGGGGACGCGCTCAGGAGGCCAATCGAGTCGCGCGGGCCGGTACGCGGGGACCACCGGCCAGCCAACTGCCTGGCTGCCACGACGGCTGGCTGCGGTCCCCGCACCCGTCTCTGGAGAGCGCCAATGGACTGGTCGAGTTTCGTCCTCGGCATCGCTGCTGCGTTTGTCCTCAGCACCATCGTCGCCCTGGTCCTGGCTGCGTGCTGGCCGGACGAGGAACGCGACGATTTGCCGTGAATTGCGCGACACAGCGCTAGACGGGAGGTGATGGCAGAGATCATATGGAGCGGGCCACGTGGGAGGCACGTGGCCCAGGGGGACGATTGGGAACGGAGGAACGTTCCGAGGGGGAGTATACCACATGCTAGGACAACTCGTGACACGCGTATTCGTCATCACCAGCGGCGATCCCGCCGGGCTCGCCGGCGACGTCAACTGGCGCATTGCGCAGGTCGAAGTGGCCGGCGGCGACGTGATCTCGGTCCAGGTCTGTTCACCATATTTGCCGGATGGCGTCTATGCGGCGTTCCTCGTCTGCCGCGTTCCGGAGGAGGTAGCGCGATGAGGTGGAACAACATCCATCCGAGCCACCACCACGCGCAGCCGTCGCGACGTCGCTGGCTCGCCGAGCAGCAATACGCGCGCGCCTGCAGCGACGCAGCGCTCTGGGAGGCGATGGTCCGGTGGGCGCTGTCGCTCGGCCGGCCAGAGGCAGCGCAGCGCTACGCCAGGCTCTATCGCGCCGCCGGCGACCAGCTCACGGCGGCGTGGAATGAACTGCAGGAGGCACAACAATGACCCCGTTGCCGTGTCACGTCACCTCGCACGATCTGGTCAAAATGGCATCCGTCTACGTGAATTTGCCAAATCAACTCAGACCCTACGCAACTGAGGGATACGCCGCAGCCAGCAAGGCGCTGACGCGCGCGCTCGGCGTGCCGGTACGCGTGCGCAACGACGACGACCTGCTCATGCTCTACGAGGTGTTGCGTGAATGCACCGGCCTGCATCCGGCGGATCTCATCACGGGGGTGATGCTCCATGGCCGAACACAGTGACCTGCCGGTACCAGCCCAGGACTGGACGCCGGAGAGAGAGCAATTCATCCGGCGCACGTTCGTCGGCAATGCGCCGGCGAGCGTGGCCGACCTGTTCCTCGCGGTCGCACGTCGCACCGGCCTGGCGCCGGAGCAGCGCCAGATTTACCTGATCCGGCGCGGCAGCGATTGGGTCGTCACCGTCGGGATCGACGGCCTGCGCCTGATCGCTGCCCGGACCGGGCAATACGCTGGCAGCGATGCACCCCAGTTCGAGATGGGGCCTGACGGTCTACCGGTCAGCGCGACGGTGACGGTCTACCGGCTCGTGCAGGGGCATCGCTGCCCATTCTCGGCGATCGCGTTCTGGACCGAGTTCGCGCCGTCCGGCGATCGTGGAATCTGGCGCGAAAAACCACGGCACATGCTCGGGAAAGTCGCCGAGGCGCATGCACTCAGGAAAGCCTTCCCGGCCGATCTTGCCGGTCTGTACACGCCTGAGGAACTGGCCGAAGGGCGTGGTCCAGATGAGGTCGTGACGGTCGAGGTCGAGCAACCGGCTGCGCCGCCGGAACGTGCGCGCGCTGAGGACCGGGACAAATTGAACCGGAAACTCTTCGCGCACGTGCGGGGCCTGATCGGCGACGAGGCGCTCGGTGCGCTGCACCTCATCGCGTCGGCGGCGTGGGGCGTCGAGCACCTGCGCGACCTGCCGGATGACGAGATGGCGACGCTCGCGGCTGCGGCGACGTCGCTCAAGACTGAGCCGGTGTTCCGGGCGTGGCTCGCTTCGGCGGACGCGATTGCGGTCGCGCCGGATCTCGACACGCTCCGGGAGATTGGCGCGACGCTGCGACCCACGGCAATGCCGGCACCGGCGCGTGACCTGCTGCGGGCGATCTACCGGCGGCGCGAGGCAGCGTTGCAGGCCGGAGAGCAGGAAGAGGAGGCGATTGATGCCTAATCACGACGTGACTGCGACGTGCAGGGGGCCACCTGGTGATGTCTGCGGTGGCAGGGGACGGTAAACGGATGAGGGAACGGATGATTCGGCGCCAGAGGGCGCAACGCGGCAGTGGCCGCAACGAGGAAAATAGACATGCCTACTCCACGGAAAACTCAAGACGTTATCGAAATTCCCAATATCGAAACCGTCGTGCTGCGGGTCGGCATCTTGGGTCTGAGCCCGCTCATCGTGAACCGGATGAGCCGCAAGGCGAAGGAAACCCTGCTGAACCCGCCGCCGGCGAAAAACCGCGCGCAACGCGCGAGCACCCTCAAGCACGACCCGATAAGCGAATTTCGCGATTCAGTCTATGTCCTTCCAGCCGGTGGACCGACACTGCTCGGTTTCCTGGCGTCGGCGTTCAAGGGCGCGATGGTGACGGCAGCATCGGACATTCCCGGCGTTACCGGCGCCAAAATCAAACGTTTGGTGACCGTTCTCGGTGATTTGCTGCCACTGTACGGCGTTCCGAAGTTGCACATGAGCGTGGTTCGGAATTCTGATCCCGCCCGGACACCGGATATCCGCACTCGCGCCATCTTCCCGCGCTGGGGCATGATCCTCGAGGTCCAGGCGGTTGCGCCGTTGATTACGCCGGTCGCCGTCAGCCGGCTGCTCTTCGCGAGCGGTCGCACGGTCGGCGTTGGCGAATGGCGCCCAGAGAAGGGTGCTGGTGCGTTCGGAATGTTCGAAATCGTTCCCGACGATGATCCGCGCCTGCTCGAGCTGATGGCGGAATCCGCCGCTGAGGCGCAGGCTGCGGCGCTGCGTGACGCGGAGCCCTACGACGATGAGACGGCCAGCCTGCTTGAGTCGTTCCTCGAGAGTGCTGAGTCGCGCGGCATGCAGCCGACGCTGCCGGGGCAATAGGGACAGCGAGCGGCGCGGTCCGGTGCGGCCGCGCCGCTTGTCTTCGCATAGCAGTGACGGCACGGCACGGCATGGCGTGGCCGGGAGCGGTGAGGCCGGGTGGGGCGAGGCAGTCGTGGCACGGCGTGGCGCGGTGAGGCGCGGCGCGGTAGGGCATGGTCTGGAGGGGCATGGTGGGGCCGGGCACGGCAAGGCAGTCGTGGCAGTCGAGGTCTGCCGCGGCCGGGCGCGGTCAGGCCGGGCGTGGCAGCCGAGGCACGGCCTGGCGAGGCGTGGCGGGGCGAGGTGCGGCCTGGCGAGGCGCGGCGCGGCGAGTCCTGGCATGGCAGTCGCGGCATGGCTTGGCCCGGTAGGGCGTGGCGAGGCGAGGCCGGGCACGGCGGGGCCGGCACGGCGCGGCAAGACCATGACCGGTGTTTGATTCGGCGCCAGAGGGCGCAAGCGACAGGGGTCGCAATTGGAGGAAACGATGCAAGCTCAACTGCAGCAGGCTACCGTCGTTGACAAGGAAACCTGGATCGACGTCGTCCAGGTCGGCATCCTTGGTCTAACACCGCTGCTATCAGGCAGGATAGCTAACAGCGGAGTTATCGAATGCTTCCGCCGCAGGAATACGGTTCGGGTCGGGAACGTCGTCATCATCGACGATCCGATCGAAGACTACCGCGAGTCCGTCTACAAAATGCCGGATGGCAGCCCGACGCTGCTTGGATTTAGCGCGTCTGCATACTGGTTGCCTACCATGCGGGCCGGCGAGCGCTTGAATGAAGTCCCCCCGGCGCGGCTGAAGCGGTGCGTGCGGTTCGGTCGGGAGCTACTCCCGCTGTACGGCCTGCCGCGCATCCACATCTCGTTTGCGAAATGGGATGACCGGCTGTATGTCCGATCGCGGGCCATCTTCCCGCGCTGGGGCATGCGGCTCAACGTGCAGGCCCTGCAGCAGCTCGTCTCGGTCGGAACCGCCATCAGGGCATTATCCGAAGCCGGTCGCTCGGTCGGCATCGGACTGTTCTGTCCGTGGGCGGGCGGTGACTTCGGCACGTTCGAGGTGGTCGCGCCGGACGATCCGCGCCTGCTCGAACTGATCGAGCAATCGACCGCTGAGGCGCAGGCTGCGGCGCTTGCGACGCCAGAGCCTTTCGATGGCCTCGCGCGCGAAGTGCTGGCGGCATACTCGCTCGCGACGCGGGGCAACCGGTAGCGGCGGGGCCTGGCATGGCGTGGCGCGGTCGGGTGAGGCCCGGAGCGGCAAGGCAGTCGCGGCAGGTTTTGGCCGGGCAGGGCATGGCGCGGCTAGGCGGGGCTGGGCAGTCGCGGATCGGCATGGCAGGGCAGGGCTCGGCCCGGCATGGCATGGCGTGGCACGGCGAGGCAGTCGCGGTCCGGCTAGGCTGGGCGCGGCCGGGTCAGGCGGGGCGGGGAACGGTCCGGTGCGGCACGGCGAGGCAGTCACGGAGACGCTGGGCATGGCGTGGCAGGGCTTGGCGAGGACCGGCCCGGCGAGGCAGTCGTGGCGCGGTCCGGCGTGGTACGGCGAGGCCAGGCGCGGCGGGGCACGGCGGGGCGAGGCAAGGCAGTCATGGCACGGCATAGCGCGGTGAGGCGCGGCGCGGTAAGGCATGGCTTGGAGGGGCATGGTGGGGCAGGGCACGGCAAGGCAGTCGTGGCAGTCGAGGTCTGGTGCGGCCGGGTATGGCAGGGGGAGGCCAGGAGCGGTCTGGCCCGGCATGGTGAGGCCTGGCAGTCGCGGCCGGGCGCGGCTTGGCGCGGCATGGCTTGGCAGGGGCGAGGCAGTCCTGGCACGGTACGGTCAGGCCGGGCGTTGCATGGCGGGGCGAGGCGGGGCCGGGTCCGGCCAGGCGCGGCAGTCATGGCTGGGCCAGGCACGGTGAGGTTCGGCCCGGATCGGCACGGCAGGGCACGGCGTAGCAATGGCGGACGTCATGACAGCGCGAGGACCGCCACAGAGCACTCGCCAATCACAACCGGTATCGGACGCGCCAGAGGGCGCTCGGAAGCAAAGGATTCGTGAAATATGAGTAGGCAAATTCCAGACAAAAAGGAAACGGTTCCGCTCGCATTGCTCATTGAAGATTCCAGTATCTACCCGCGACACGCGGTTGACGACGATCATATTCGCCGGCTCGCCGATGCCCTGGGAACTGGAGCAATTCTACCGCCGCCGGTCGTTGATGCGAAGACATTGCGGATTGTTGACGGCTGGCATCGCGTCCGGGCGTATCGGCGCGTCGTAGGCGATACGGCGGCGATTGATGTCATTCTGCGGACGTATCCATCCGAGGCAGATTTGATCGCCGATGCGGTCGCGCAGAACGCAACGCACGGGCGGCGGCTGGATCGGATCGACCAGATTCGGTGCATCGATCTGCTGAGCCGTGCAGGGCTCGACCAGAAGTCGATTTCGGTCGTTCTGAAGGTTCCCGAGCAGAAAGTCCAAGCGTTGCGCGTGCGCATTGCGGTCTCGCAGAAAACCGGCGAGCCGATCCCGTTGAAACGGAGTTTTGTGCACCTTTCTGGGCTGAAACTCAGTCCGTTGCAGGAACACGCGCACGACATCGCGCCGGGCTCGTCCTTGTTGCTGACAGCGCGACAACTGCGGCTGCAACTAGAGGCGCGGACGGCGAACCCGCAGGACCAGAAATTTGTCGAGGAGCTTCGGTTGCTGCGGGCGGCGATCGACGAATGGCTGGCGAACGTCGCCGGTGTCACCGGCAACGAGCGCGTCGCGTGACACGCTGTCACGCGACCAGACACGGCGCGGAAAGGCTAGGCACGGCTGGGCAGGGCCCGGCCCGGCGAGGCAGTCGGGGCACGGCAGTCAGGGCCCGGCGCGGCGTGGCATGGCGAGGCGTGGGGGGCCTGGTGTGGCAAGGACCGGCAGTCACGGACAGGCAAGGATCGGCTAGGCCGGGCACGGCTCGACGCGGCTAGGCGTGGCAGTCGGGGCATGGCGCGGCACGGCACGGCTGGGCACGGCGCGGCGGGGTTCGGCACGGCAAGGCAGTCACGGCGGGGTAGGGCATGGCGGGGCGGGGCGTGGCGCGGTGTGGCCGGGCCAGGCATGGCAGTCGCGGCGCGGAGTGGCAGTCGAGGCGCGGCACGGCGTGGCGCGGCATGGAATGGCTGGGCGGGGCGAGGTCTGGTCTGGCATGGCCGGGCAAGGCGGGGCTGGGCAGTCTCGGTACGGCTGGGGTGGGCGGGGCACGGCAGGGCGGAGCAGGGCGCGGATCGGCCAGGCAGTCGCGGCAGGTTTGGGCGCGGCGTGGAGCGGCATGGCAGCGATCGGCGAGGCAGTCGTGGCGTGGAATGGCATGGGCTGGCATGGCGCGGCGAGGCCAGGCGTGGCAGTCACGGATTGGCAGGGCAAGGTGCGACTCGGCGCGGCCGGGCTGGGCGGGGCCTGGTAGGGCAGTCATGGCACGGCATGGCGGGGCATGGCCGGGCGGGGCCTGGCTAGGCGGGGCAAGGCAGTCGTGGCTTGGCCCGGTGTGGCATGGCAGTCGGGGCTGGGCGCGGCGTGGCGTGTCCCGGAATGGCTGGGCTGGGACCGGCACGGCACGGCAGTCGAGGCATGGCGCGGCGAGGTTCGGCGTGGCAGGGCTTGGCTAGGCCCGGCTGGGCGAGACGGGGCGCGGAATCTTCATTTCATGCTGGCGCCGGAGACATCTCCGGCGCCACCAGCGAGGGAAGGACACGATAGCAATGACTCGGTGGTACCGCTGGGGCAACCTGGTTCTGCCATCCGTGACGTCGATCCTGCAAGTTGTCGCGAAACCGGCCCTGGTGCGGTGGGCGGCGAAGGTCACGGCAACCGAAGCGGTCGAACATCTCGACCGGCTGCTGGACCTGGTGTCGCTCGACCGCGACGCTGCCATAGACTGGCTCACCAGGGCTCCGGATCGCGTCAAACGGCGTGCAGCAGAAACGGGGACTGCGGCGCATCTCGCTGCTGAGTTGCTCGCTGGCGGGCAACCGGCTGAGGTGACAGCAGAGACGGAACCGCTTGTCCGGCAACTACGCCGGTTCCTCGATGACGTGCAGCCGGAGTTTCTGTTCAACGAGGTGCCCGTGTATGCGCCGCGCGCCGGCTACGCTGGGACGGCGGACTGTTTCTGCACAATCGGCGGAGAGCACGTGCTGCTGGACATCAAAACGAGCAAAGCGATCTATCCTGAGTATGCTCTTCAAGTATCGGCCTACGCCAACGCCGAATTCATCGGCATGCCGGACGGTACCGAGGTGCCTGTGCCACCAGTCGAGAAGGCGTACATCGTCCACGTCACAGCGAACGGTTGGCGGTTGGTGCCGGTCGATATCGGACCGGAAACGTTCAACGCGTTCCTCGGTGCGCTCGCGATTTTCCGGTGGCAACTGCGACGCCGCGAGCAAAGCGACGTCTAGCACTGTCTACTGTCTGAACTTGACACAATTTCGACAGTAGCCAAGGCGACATTGATTGTGCATTTCTTCACAATATTGTCGTTGCGATGGTGCCATTGTAGTGTACACGTCGTGTTATCTGCGCGAGGCCCGGCGGTGGGGCCGGGGGCAATGGGTCGTTGACCGGAGGGTATCATGCAACGTCAACGTGGGGTCGCGGTGTACATGCCGGACGCAACACCGGTGCCAAACAAGCTGCTGGACGAATTGCTGCCTGAACTCAAGCTTAGCGAGGCGCTCGTTTTGCTGTACCTCTACCGTAAAACGCTCGGTTGCGGGCGCGAATCTGTTGAGTTGAGCCTGGACGAACTGCGAAACGGCGAACGCGACGAAGAAGGGCGTCGCATCGACCGCGGGACGGGCTTATCCAAAACGGCGATCCTTCCGGCGATCAGCGAGCTTGAGCGACGCGGGCTGATCACCGTCGAGCGGCGTCGCACTGAATTTCGCGGCGATATGCCCAACATCTACACGATCCGGTGAGGTGACCCATGGAAGCCACGATTACGCCACGGGAGCGGTTCAAGGGGTTCGTCCCCCCGGCGTTTACACCGGTTCCGGACATTGTGTTCGACTTCCTGATGCAAGACCTGAATCTGGGTGAATTGCGCGCGCTACTCTACATCGTCCGGCGCACGCTCGGTTTCCGCCGGCAGGAAGAGACCATCAGCTTGTCACAGATGCTCAACGGCCTGCAAGCCGCTGACGGGCGAGCGCTCGACCGTGGAGTGGGGTTGAGCAAGCCAACGTTACTGGCAGCGCTTCGTTCGCTGGAGGAGCGGGGGTTTATCGTCGTCAATCGCCGGCAGTCCGCTGAGAAGGGCAACGAGCCAACCACCTACCGGCTCAACCTGTGCGAGCCGGAAACCAGCACAGCGCCGCCAGAGCATGCCCAAATCGCACCGGACGAACCCAGCGAAAACCAGCCCGCCGGCACCGGGCAAACGGGCAGTGAGGTAAAATCTCCTAACTCCCCCTTGGTAAAGGGATTTGACCAAGGCTTGGTAAAGCAACTTGACCAAGCCTTGGTAAAGGGATTTGACCAAGCTATTAAGAGGAATAATAGAGAAACAGTAATAGAGAGACAGGGGAGAGAAACAGAGTGCGTCTTCGACGCTTACGCGTCTCAGACGCAAAATTCCTTCTTCGACGCTGGCGCGTCTCAGAAGGAATTCGCTGCAAAAAACCCTTCACGCGCACATGCACGCGCGCACGAGCACGAGCACACGCACGCGCGCGAGGATGACACGCCGGGACAGCCCTTCGACCTGCTCGCAGCACTGTGTGATGAGCTTGGCGCCGACGTCACGACGCTGAGTTCTGCCGAGCGCAAAAAACAGCTGGCCGTCGCCAAACGATTGCTGGCCGCCGGCGCGACGCCGGACGATATCCGCCGCGAAACGCGCTGGCTGCTCGGCCAGTCGTGGGTTGATGGCGTCGACCTGTTCCTCATCGAGAAACAACGTGCCAAATGGCTGCTGGCCGGCAAACCGGAAACAGCGCGAACGCCACCTTCGGCGTCGCGACCCCCAGCGCGATCACGTGACGAGGAGGCCAGGGACAAGATCGCAGCGTTCCTCAGGATCGCGAACGGAGAGGAGCCATGACCAGAGATGAGGTCGGCAAATTGCTGGCGATGCTGCACGCTGCCTGGCCGGGCGCGCCGGCTGGTGATCCAGGCGCGCAGGTCCGAGCATTCGAACTGGCGCTGTCGGACCTCCCCTACAGCGCTGGCGAGCAGGCAGTTGCGACGTGGATCCGGACGTCGCGGTTTTTCCCGGCGCCGGCCGAATTGCGCGAGATGGCGTTGAACGTGCTTGGCGTGGCGCCGTCGCCGGAGGATGCCTGGGCTGAGGTGGTGGAACAGATGCGCCGTGTCGGATCCTACGGATCGCCGTCGTTCTCCAACCCGGTCGTTGCCGACGCTGTGCGCCGGATCGGCTGGCGCAGCCTTTGCACGAGCGAGGATCTGGCAGCCGATCGCGCATGGTTCTGCCGGACCTACGAGGTGCTGCGTCGCCGCCACGTCGCCCAGCCCCTCGCGCTCGAACCGGCCGGTGCCATAGGCCGGCTCACCGGGGGTGAGGCGCAATGATCAGGGGCGTTCCTGTTGTCGAGGATCTGCTGCAGGACGCCGTCATCGCGGCTGCCCAGCGTCTCAGCTATCTCGTTGCCCATTTCCGGCCCGGCCAGACAGCGCGTGGCTGGCGCACACCGGTGAGCGCTGACGGGGCCGGATTCCCCGACCTGGTCATGATCCGGGGCAGCCGGCTGATCGTCGCCGAGTGCAAATCGCCACGAGGCCGGCTCAGCCCCGAGCAGGACCGGTGGCTCGCAGCGTTTCGCGCGGCCGGCGTCGAGACGTGGGTCGTTCGTGAGCCGCCACGTCCGGGTGAGGTGGGGCTGGATGAGGCGATCTGCCGGCTAGATGAGGAGGTTGTCATGCAGAGTCTGGAATGCGCTGTTTGCCTTGATCGGGCGACCGTGATCTGGCGGGGATTTTCGCTCTGCCCGGAGTGCGCGATTGTTGCATGGGAAACGCCACGCGATCTGCACGACCGGATGACGGATATCGAGTTCATCCGGTTCATCGAGGATGTTCACGACGTGCTGGAGAACGACGAGACCGCAAACGTCAACACAGCGATCGATCGCGTGATCGAGAGGAGGTTCCAGGCGCCATGACCACTGTCCGGACACGGTGCACGTACACTGCTAGGTCAACAACGTCAGGAATGCCCCTGTCGCGCGTCCAGAGGCTCGTAGCGCCATGTTTCACGTGCTGCGAGTCAGCCACATATCGCGAGGGGGGTGCGTGGCGCTACGAGCCCGACGACGCGCGAACTGCGGTAATTCCTTCGGAGGTCATTGATGGCTCAATGCCCGTTCTGTGAGATTGTGCATCGCAACGCACCAGCACGTGTCGTGTATGAGACGGGGTCGCATATCGCCTTTTTCCCGCTTGAACCTGCAACGTTAGGGCACACCCTGATCATCCCCAAACGGCATTACGAAAACTTCTTCGAACTCCCGGCATCGGACGTGCCTGACCTATGGCTGGCCGTTCGAGAGGTGGCGCTCGCCATTCGAGAGGCGCTCATTCCAGATGGCATGAACATCATCACATCGGCCGGCAGAGCCGCGACCCAAACGGTGCTGCACCTGCATGTTCATGCGGTGCCCCGGTGGGAAGGCGACAGATTCGGCGATATCTGGCCACCGAGACGCCCGACGAGCGAACAGATGCTCGACAGCATTGCGACGGCAATAGCTCATTCGTTTGAGAGGGGCTAGGGATGAGCGAGGATGCCTGGCCAATTCCTCCAGACACGCCGGAAGCGAAAGCGGCGATCGAACGCGTCAAGGAGCTACTCGCGGCAGAGGACCGGCGCAAACCTATGGTGGTGCAGTCGTCGCGCCAGGAACGACGCCGGGATCGCGTGGGTCGCATCTGCTCGTGTGGACGCCGGGTCATGACGGCCGGCGAGACGAGGTGCTGGCGTTGCCGGCAGAGGGGGCTGTGATGCAGACGAAAACGACACGGTGCTCTGGACGATCACGCGGCTGGAACTGCGACGCTGAGATTTTCTACGCCGTCAACGAGAAAACGGGGAAACGTGTCCCATTGGATGCACAACCGTCGCCGGACGGCCGGTTCATCGTCACCGGCGACGGAACGTGCCGGTCGCTGACGGACGCAGAAATTGTGGCGCTGCCAGCCGGAACGCCACGGTACACCAACCACTGGCTGACGTGCGCCGATGCCAGCCGATTCGCGAACCGGCGATTGCGGCTGAGTTCCTCGGGAGGATGAGATGAGCAGGGAACCTGAACGATGGCGCCTGTGGTTGCGCTACCGGTCGCGTGGCCAGTGGTCGTGTGACCCAAGGCCGAAACGTTTCGACATGGCACTGTTGGAGGCTGCATACATCCTGCACACCTGGCGAGATGTCCGGCCGGACGACCGGCATATGGCGCGACTAGTGCCGGAGGATGGGGCCTACCAGGTGACGCTGATTATCGAGCCAGTGAAACAGCGAGAGGAGGGCTGAGATGCCAAACATCACGATCTCCATGCCACGCTACAGCGTCCGTCACATCGCGCCAACCGGCCCTGATGGCACACCCGGCGATCTCGATCGCCGGCTCATCATCGAGGAGCGCGGCTGGCATGGCAGGCGGACGGTCACGATCACCTGGCCACGCGTGGTACCACTCGCGCCGGTGCTGGCCCGGCTCGGCATTCTGCCGGATCCTGGCCAAGAATGGGAGGTTGCCTACGATATGGGGATTCGTGCTGCTTTGATCGCCCTGACAACGCGATACGTCCGCGATCTCAGCACCTGCGTCACCGTTGCACAGGCGATCGCTCACACGATGCCGGCTGAGGAGGTGTCCTACTGGCTGGCGAAATGCCGGGCATCCCGGCGAGGGGCACGAGCGTTGCGCGTGCTGATTGGCAGTGACGGTGAGCATGTTTGAGATGAGAGGGGTGACGGTTGAAGACGCAGGAGACTGGGACATCATGAGAACAGAACGGACGCCTGACGAGGCAACGATTGACGCCGCTGTCGTCATCACCTGGCTCGGCGGCCAGCCAGGTCCGGTAGACCGGATCACCATGCACCGGGCGCTCTTTTCCCTTGCCTACGCTGCCTATAGGGAGATGCGCAAAATCTTCAATGCGCCGTTCCGCATGACGCGTTGGGGACCGTTCAGCACGGACCTGTGCCTGACCGAACTTGCGCTCGCCCAGGCCGGGCTCGTGACCATGCATGAGAACTGGCAAATGTCGCTGACAGACGACGCGCGTGACTATGGTGATCACGTGATCCTGGAGCCGGACCGGACGATGATCCAGCAGGCCCGGCCATGGCTACCTGGTACAGCAATCATCGCTCTGCACGATCCGGATGCCTCACCCATCGATGCAATCGCCTACGGCACGCCGCTGACGGCGATCGTGGAGCCGGAGGAGATGACCGGTAGCCTCGCGGTTGACCCCGACTGGCTCGAAACGCTTGCGACGAACATCGTGTTGCCCGTCCCAAAACTCCACGAATGGATACGCCGTTGGCGATGACGATGGGAATGTTTGAGGTGGTGCAATGAACCGTGACGAGCAACTGGACTACGACGAACTGCCCGAATTCGCTGCGAACATCATCGCAACGCTCGAAACGTCGCAGAGCCCTGTGACACTCGCGCTCAGCGGTGGTGCGCTGGGCGTGATGTCCGTCATCTCGCCGGAGGTGCTCGTGATGTTCCTGGACTGGCTGCACCGGCGCCGGAATGAAACGGGGGAATAGCGATGGAGGTGTTCTGCCGTGTGGATCGAGGAACAGACCTGCCCGTCCGGGAAAGATGTCTATTTGACCTGGTCGGCAGCAACACGCGTCGCCAGGATCGCGCGGCGGCGCAAGGCGCGCGTCCTGCTCGTCCCCTATCACTGCCGGCTGTGCAACCGGTGGCATCTCACGACGCCACGGCGTCGCATGAGGAGGATTGTTGACGATGATCAAGCTATGTCACCCGAACTGGTTCAGCCAGCGCTACTGGAAACGTATCGGTGCACGTCTCGCAGCAGCACGCGAGGTCAGCCGCCTGGCGCACCCCAACTGGACGGATCCCACCTGGTGGCGTAACGCACTACAGTCGCGACAGTACGGACCTGACAGCGCACGTCAATCACCACCGGGCGACAACTGTCGAAACTTGACAAAATTTCGACAGTACTCCGCGAGTGGGGGACGGGCGCATGACGACGCGGCGGTGGACGTCGTGATCGATCGCGATCACCGTCCCCGGCACCGGGTGACAGAACGGTTTGCCGAACGGCGCTCGCAATCAAGCTGGGTATCCGATCTGGTTCGTGCCGCGCGCGATGCGCGGCGGGGAGGTTAACGATGCGTAGGTATCGCACTGCTGAGGACCGGCCCTATGCGCCGCGGCTGAGCCACGCCAATGGCGCGCCACCCGAGACCGGCGGCCTGCCCGTCGATCTCGACCTGGAGATTGACGACGCCCCCGAGCCGGTCGCTGATGACGATCACGACCTGGTCGTCGCGCCGTCTGCCGACCTGATCGAACGCCTCACGGCTGATATCGTCGATGCTGCGCGCACGCTCGGTCGCGGCGATATGCGTTACTACGTCGATACTTACGAGCAGATTCAAAAAATGCGCATCCGGCTCAGCAACGCTGCACGTGCCTCTGCTGTGGCCGGTGAACCACACAAACTCTCCTCCTGGCTGGCGAAACAATTCATCCAGTTAGAGGCCGGCCTCGTCCGGCTGATGAAGAGCTGGGCCGAGGAATACGAGGCCGGTGTCTGGGCACTGTCACAGTACGGCGTCGGACCGGTGATCGCCGCCGGGCTGCTCGCCCACATCGACCCCGAGCGCGCGGTCACAGCCGGTAATGTCTGGTCGTTCGCCGGCCTCAACCCCCAAATGGTCTGGTTGCCAGGCCAGACGCGCCCCTACAACGCCCGGCTGAAGGTGATCTGCTGGAAAGCTGGTGACTCGTTTGTGAAATTCCACCGGCGACCCGAATGCTACTACGGGCACATCTACGCCAAACGCAAAGCGCTCGAAATCTGGCGCAACGAGAACGGCCAGTACCGGGAGATTGCCGAACGCACCCTGGCCGAGCGCCGGATCCAGGACCAGGCGACGCGTTCCTGGTACGAGGCCGGCATGCTGCCACCGGGGCGGATTGAGCTGCGTTCCCGGCGCTATGCCGTGAAACTGTTCCTGGCGCATTTCCAGCAGGTCCTGCGTGAGAGCAATGGGCTGCCGGTGGTCGCACCGTTCGCGATCTCGCATTTGGGACACACGGATCTGATTGCACCACCAGGCTGGCCACTCAATACTGAAAAAAGGCGTCGCCGTCGCCGGGGTAGCTAGCCGTCATTGTCGGGGGGACATAGGCACGAGAGCGAGTCGTCTGGACAGAGGGAACCGACAAATGGAAGCGAGTTGGTAAATGATCGAGAGTGCCGAACCTGATGAACGAGCTGGCAACGGAGAGCGCGCCGTTGGGAGTACCGATGCGCGGGAGTGAGTCGTGAGAACCAGAATCTTGAGCGGGTCGTGATCGGGATGCACACTGCTGACAGAAAGGCCAGGAGATGCGTCGCTCCTTTAAGTACCGTCTCTACCCAAACCGGAAACAAGCTGAGATGATGAGCGTGATGCTCGAAGCGCATCGCCAGCTTTACAACGCCGCGCTCGAACACCGGCGCCTGGCCTGGCAACGCGGGGTTTCGATCACGTACTTCGACCAATGCGCTGAGTTGAAGGAAATTCGCCGCGAAGACGAGTCGCTGGCTGTTTGTAGCCATTCGTCGTGTCTAGCGACACTGCGCCGGCTGGATCGTGCGTTCAAGGCCTTCTTCCGTCGCGTCAAAGCGGGCGAAAAACCGGGCTATCCGAGGTTCAAGGGACCTGGCCGTTTCGACACCGTCGAATTTTCTACCCACGGCAATGGCTGCAAGTTCCACGGCAAGCGCGTCTATTTTTGGAACGTTGGAACGGTCAAGGTCAAATACCACCGGCCAGTTCAAGGCACGATCAAGACCGTTGCGTTCAAGCGCGAAGCCGGTCGCTGGTTCGTCGTTGTCTCCTGCGACTTGGGCGACGCTCCGCCGCTGGCAACCGATCGGCCAGAGGTAGGCATCGACCTGGGATTGACATCGTTTCTCGTCACGTCCGACGGTGAGCGGGTTGAGACACCACACTTCGCGCGGCGGGCGCAGGCGAAACTGCGTCGTGCTCAGCGCGCACTCTCTCGCTGCCAGCGCGGAAGCAATCGGAGACGCAAGGTCAGGGAACGACTTGCTCGTTGCCACGTCAAGGTCGTGAACCAGCGACGGGACTTTCACCACAAGGTGGCGAAGAGGCTGGTTGATAGGTACGGCACGATCTACGTTGAGGCGTTGAACGTTGCCGGCCTTGGCCGAACGCGTCTGGCGAGGTCGGTTCACGACGCAGGATGGGCACAGTTTCTCGCGATCCTTGCAGCCAAGGCGGAGGGGGCCGGGGTGCAGGTGGTCGCGGTGGACGCCCACAACACAACGCAGGCGTGTAGCTGCTGTGGATGTTTGCCCGACGTGCGGCTCACGCTGTCTGACAGGGTGTATCACTGTGCCTCCTGTGGCTACGTTGGTGACCGCGATCTGAACGCGGCCAAGAACATTCTTCGGCGGGGGCACCGCCGTCAGGAGCTCACCGCGACGATGGTTGCGGTTTCCTGAGAAGCCCTCGGATTTCCGAGGGAGTTGTCACGAGCCGTACATGCTGCGTGGACCAGCGAAACTGCGCGAGCCTCTTGGCCTGAGGGTACCGGCGGATGGGAGCGAGTTGACGTCGATGCGTGGGCCGTTGCGCGAGAACGAGCCTCGTGGCCTGAGAGTACCGGTGAATGGGAGCGAGTCGCCGAGCTGGAGTGAACCTGTTGCGACGAGCGAGCCGTCATTCACGAGAGCACCGAGGTCAGTGAGCGAGTCGTGGTCAACGAGGGCCGGCGTGAGTGAGCGAGCCACGTCCCAGGGAGTGCACGGTGACCAGGGAGCGAGCCATATCGACCGAGTGCACCGGCATGAGTGGAGCGAATTGGATCAACCGCGCGGACCGCAACATGTGGAATGAGCCACGAACGGCGAGTGGACAAAAACTTGCGAGCGAGCCGAGTTTGCTGCGGGGACCAGCGATGCTGGAGCGAGCCGCGACGGTCGATGGAATGGCCAGGGGTTAGCGAGTCGCAAATGTTGTGCGTACCGGCATTTGTGAGCGAGCCAGTGGGCGTGAGAGCACCGGCGTTTCTGTGCGAGCCACGAACGGCGAGCGGACCGAAACTTTGGCGCGAGCCATTGGGGTGTGAGGGTACCGATGTTCGTCAGCGAGCCTCGACTCCTGAGTGAACCTCAACGGGGCGAGCGAGCCATAGTGGGAGAGTGGACCGTACTGAAGGCGCGAGCCGTGGTGTGGAAGTGGGCCGGACTAGTGGTGCGAGCCACACGAGGCGAGGGGGGCCGTACCGAAAGCGCGAGTCGTGGACTACGACCTGAACGGGCGTGCGAGCGAGCCGGTTGACAGGAGTGCACCGATTGAAGTGAGCGAGCCCAGATCGATGCGTGGACCGGGGGCGATGCAGCGAACCGGGTGTCCGGCGTGTACCGACCAGGGGCAGTGAGTCGAGCGCGGCTAGGGGGCCGTCTCATGCGAGCGAGTCGTGCGGCAGGGAGCGTACCGAAAATGGGAGCGAGCCACATGTGTGGCGTGGACCGGAAATTTCGCGCGAACCGAGCGGTCAGCGAGGACCTCGGACGAAGCGTGAGCCGGTGGCTCCAGGGGACCGTGCATTGCGAGCGAGCCGAGGACAGAACGGGATCGGACGAGTTGAGCGAGCCATAGCGTTCGCGTGGACCGCAGATTGGCAGCGACCCGGCGGGATTCAGGAGGACCATGGCGTGCGAGGGAGCCCATGCAAGAGTGAGCGCCGCAAGACGTGAGCAACTGGTGTGGGGACATCAACGTCCCCACACTCCCGTTCCTTCATGAGGGTATTGCGATGTCAGCGCGTTTTCAGCAATCATCACCTGATCGCACCCCCTGGTTTCTGCTCGGGGTTGCGTTCCTCGGCGTCGCCCTGCTCTGGGTGATCGCCGGCTCATGGGCCACGCTCCGTCCCCCACCGCAGCCGGTTGTCCCAGCACCCAATCTCCCACCCGTGATCGAGGTCCAGGTCACCATGCCACCCTGGCCGACACCCGAGCGCACGCCAACGCCGACACCCTGGCCAACGATCCCCCCCATTCCCACGAACACACTCATCCCGTACTACGATCCCCGGTTCGCCACTCCAGGCCGGCTCTACCAGGTCCCCCCGCCGACGCCACTACCGCCGACCCCCTACCCGGCGTGCTCGCTGAGCCTGCCGAGTGGTACGCGGTGTATCGCGCCGGCGCCGACGCCAACACCGGCGCCAGCGCCAACAGCCGAACCGAGCATCGGTCCACGCTAGGAGCGAAATTCTGGGCAATTCTGGCCGTTGTGGTATAACGTCTCATGTGACCGGTCCGGTGGTTGACCGGTGGACCAACTAGGCGGTGTTTCGGGAGGTTCCGATGAGCACACCAGGAATTCGCCGGGCTCTGCGAGCACTGGCACGAGCCCGAAAACGGAACGCCAATCGCGCTGCACAGGGGAAACCCGTCAAGATCGGAGGCAAAACGATCAAGGCCTCAACCTATAAACGGAAATATGGCCTCCCAGAACGCCTCAAAAACCAGTGATGCTCTCGCGGTACGAACGTTGAGCGTGCCGGAAAGTGCGCAAAAGTTCCTGCTAACCGGCTTTTGTTCGCGCCCGCGCGTGCGTCTCGCTGCCCGGCTGGTCGCTGACGATGTCCTGACGGATGAAGACATTGCTGCTCAGTGTGGTATTTCGCGACGCGCGCTCACGAAATGGAAAAATCGTCCCGATTTTGCTGCGCTCGTGGCGCAGGAACGCGAGGAAATCCTTCGCGAGATGCTGCGTCACCCGATCGCCAGGAAACCGGAACGCATCCGGCGCCTCAACGAGTTGCATGAACGCTGCTGGCAGATCATCGAGGAACGGGCAGCCGCCAGCGCTGCGCGCGCAAACGATCCGGATCTGCCACCGGGCGCAACCACCGGCCTGGTGATCGAGGAAGAGCGCCACATCGCCACCAAGCACAAAACTGAGACCGTCAAGGCCCCTCGCGTCGATACCGACCTGATCCGGCAGATCCAGTCGCTGCAGCAGCAGGCAGCGACCGAACTCGGCCAGTGGGTCGAGCAGCGCGAGGTCACGGCCAATGTCCCGGTCGTCCACCTGATCGGCATTGACCCCGAGGCAATCTGATGGTCGTTGCCCTCCCATCGCCACCGGCAGCAGGCACACCCATCCAGCTCGATTTCCGTGGCGCTGCCCGTGAGCTGTTCCACCGGCGCGATCCCGAGGTGCTACTCGCTGGCCCATCGGGGACCGGGAAAACGGTCGCCTGCTGCTGGAAACTGCACTTGGCGATGGCCCGGTATCCCGGCGCCCGTGCCCTGCTCGCGCGCAAAACGGGGACGGCCCTGGCAGCCTCGGCCGTCGTGACCTATCGCGAACAGGTGCTCGGCACGGATCCGAACGCCTACCGGGTGACCTACTACGGTGGATCGCGCCACCGTCCCCCGGCGTTCGAGTACGACAACGGCTCGGTGATCGTCCTGGGCAGTTTCGACGATCCTGAGAAAATCAAATCGAGTGAATTCGACCTGATCTACCTCAACGAGGCAACGGAACTCACCCTGACCGACTGGGAAATGGCGGCGAGCCGGCTGCGGCACGGCGTGATGCCCTACCAGCAACTGATCGCCGACTGTAACCCGGCCGGGCCGAACCACTGGCTGAAACGGCGCTGCGACGATGGCAAAACGCTCATGCTCGTCTCGCGCCATGAGGACAACCCCTGGCTGTATGACGCGCGCCGTGGCGATTGGACCCCCGAGGGGCGTGCCTACCTGGCCCGGCTGGAACAGTTGACCGGGGTGCGTTACCGGCGGCTGCGGCTCGGTGAGTGGGCAGCCGAGGTCGAGGGGGCGCTGTGGCATCTCGACCAGATCGAGGAATTTCGCGTCCCGGCCTGGCCGGCTGGCGTGGAACGCGTCCGGGTTGTGGTTGCCGTCGACCCACCGGCCTCGCACGACGGTGCCGAGTGTGGGATCGTCGTCGTTGCGCGTGGCAGTGATGGGCACCTCTACGTCCTGGCCGACGTCTCGCGCCGGGGCACCCCCCTCGAATGGGCAACGGCAGCCGTCGCGGCCTACGACACCTACGAGGCCGATGCCGTCGTGATCGAGGTCAACCAGGGTGGGGAGATGGCGACCGAGACGCTGCACCGGGTGCGACGCAACCTGCCGATCCGGCCGGTGCGCGCCACGCGCGGCAAGGTCGTGCGCGCTGAGCCGGTGTCGGCGCTTGCTGCACAGGGCCGGATTCACCACGCTGGCCGGTTCCCGGTGCTGGAGGATCAACTGACGTCGTGGGTGCCGGGGCAGCCGAGCCCGGACCGGCTCGACGCGTTGGTGTGGGCTGTGACTGACCTGTTATTGAGCGAACGGCGCGGTGAGGCGCTCGATCCGCTCGCGATTACCCACAACTCGCCGTGGAACGCAGGAGGGGAACGTGACCGACCGTGGGGATGAGCGTG